TCAGGAAGTCATGCGGTTGAGAACAACCTGCATCTTCCCGGCCGCAATCTTCCCGTCACTCGGGATGTAGTGTGAGTAGGTTTTCTGCGTCGTTGCTGAGTTTGAATGGCCCAGGATGTGTGCCACGGCATAGAGAGGCGTTCCCTCTCGAAGCATTGCTGTGGCGGCCGTGTGGCGAACGTGATGAAAGCCTCGGTGGTTGATCTTGAGTTTCGCCAGCAGCGACTTCCACTGTCGCCTGCCGAAGTTCGTTCTGCGGATCACGAAACCGTCGCGACTCGGAAAGATGAAATCCTCCGGTCGCGCGCGACCCTCTTTCACAGCCAACTTTCGTCTTTCCGCAAGCTGCGCCATAACGGAATCAGCCAGGCTTACTGTTCTGCGGCTTCCTTTGGTTTTTGGAGATTTGATTGTGACATGGCCGGCGTAGTCTCTCGCCTGTCGTTCAATGCGAATGGTCGAGTTCGCCCAGTCGACGTCGTGCCACTGAAGGCCGAACAACTCGCCTTGCCGCGGGCCGACAGAAAAAGCCAGGTGGTACAGAGACTCGATCCGGCTCCCCTTAACCGCCGAAAGTATCTCGCCGCATTCCTTCTCCGTGAACGGTCGAATCTCAGGATCATCAGGCCGAGGACGAACCTCAGGTTCACATGGATTGAATCGAACCAGTTTGCGGCGCATTCCATAGTTGAAGATTGCCGAGAGCAGGTCAAAAGCTACCTGCTGAGAACGCAAACCCAATGGCGCCGTGAAGGTCTCTTTTTTGCGGTCGTAACCGCTCATCTTCAATGCGTCGATCCACTGCTCGATGATGTCGACGGTCAGATCATCGCACTTCCTTGTACCGATCAAAGGAATGATGCGGCGGGCAACAACAGTCTGGTTGCTATCCAGGGTCGATTCATCGCCCTTTCTTTTCGACAACCACCGTTTCGCAAGTTCCTCAACCGTAATTCGTCCATCGACCGTTTCTCCGTGACGATGCTTCTCTTTCAGGGTGGCGAGGACCATTCGTCCGTGTTCTTGAGACTTCGCGTGCCGGCTGACTCTCTTGCTGCTTCCGTCGAGTTTTTCGACAGTGAGTTGGACGATCCATTGGCCGTTCTCTCTCTGAAAGATCGTGCCCTCGTGATTGGCTCTCCGCTTACTTTTCCTTGCCATTTCCCAGTTCCTTGTGGGTGTTTAGATACTGCAACAGGTCTTCTTTGTTCACGAGGTGACGACTCCCCCAGGGCATGTGCGGAATCTCGTTCTTCAGCACTTTTCCCCAGAAAGTCTTCTCTTCCTCGCCGATCGCCTCCGCCCACTCGGCGGCTGAAAACCAGCCAGCCTGAGCAAGCACTTCCTTCGGCGTACTTGGTGGTGGAACAGTTGACATGGGCGCATACAATCCGTAAGTTCGCACCTGACGGCACGAAAACCTCTAGCGGGGTCGGTTGTCTTAAAGGTTGCGAATCCGGGGAGTTGGCATTGGCGTGCCGACTCCCTTTTTTATGCGCAACCACCAGTTCGCAGGCAAAACGGCGGCGACTGGGCGCGACTCTACGGGGGGCGGCCGCGCGAGCTGCGCGGCCGAAAGCAATTCAAATTGGCCCACGGGCCTCTGTGCCCGAGCGCTACCGCATTCTGCAGCCACGGCGGCTCAATCCTTGCTCTACAAGGGGAGATTGCGCCAAAACGTGTTCGTAGCACGTCCGGCGACGCCGTTTTATACACGTCAACATCAGCAAATGCCAATCTACAAGAGGTCGCCATGTCATCTGATCGTGAATCGAAGGGCATGACGCAATGGCACTGGTTTGCCGTGTATGCGATCGGGATCTTGATGCTCGGGGCCATGAGGGCATGCTCCTCCGGTGGTGGTTCAGGTGGCTACAACGACTCGTACCGCGATGCCCCGACCGGCCAGAGTCGTGGCGGAGATACGTGGTAGGAGAAATGCGCCGAGAGAACGGCAGCGTGACAGCACCTGCGTGCGTCTGCCCGTACAACAATCTGCCTGGCTGGCCCGCGCTGGCTCGGCATCGTGTGCTTTCGGTTGACCCGTCTGGGTAACCTTTTACGGGCATTGGCGAATCTTTCGCCAGCGACATAAGCGTTCCTGAATGTGTGATTGTTCACAATGTTGATTTCTGTGCGTTAAGAATTGCGCAATCTTCCAGGACTGTGAAGCGGTCAGGATGCGTCCTGTTTTGGAACGCAATAACACGCGCGCAGTACCCCGGGGACGCTGGGTGTTTTTAGATGGCCGGTGGCGCAGTGACGCCTCGGCGGGGAGATCAACGGGTGGCCGCGAAGAGAAAAGTGCGGCCGAGAGCATTACCGGCTACGGAGCCGGGAGATCAGAGCGTTGCGGCTGCGGCTGGCATTGGCTTCAGCGCGGCAGCAGCGAGGATCGATCGACCAGAAGAGATGGTCGTCGTGGATTTCGAATTGGCCCGAGGTGCGATTCATTGGTGCGACCGTCTGTGGTTGCACTTCCCTGTTTCTGGCGACTTCCAACGCTGAATGTCGCCTGTTCCCTTGATGCGTGATTTCTATGATCCTTACGGTTTTGTGTCAATGTGTTCAGTATCCAGAGGCACATTTTGTGAATCTGGGGAGTCTGGGACACAATTAATTGTGTGGAACCTAGTGGCTCCGCGAATTCCCGCGCATCTTGGTTCGAAAATGGTGCGTGACCCGAGAAGAAAATTGTTCACCCGCTCTTGACGACCGTTGAATAGGAAGCAACGATGCTACTCGGGTTTGTCATGGAACCTCACCACGAAACATTTTTCCAGGCGGAAGCCTGTTAAAAACCAGAAGCCTCGCCGGTCGACCATGACCTTCCGGCGGGGCTTTCTGCTTTGCTGTTTGTGGCGAAATGTCTGGGAAACCTCTCTCTTTCCGACACCAACTGCTGATCTGTCCCGCCTGCGAAAAGCGGAACAAAGCGGTTCTGCTTCGCTTCGGCGACTATGAATGGCCGATCTGTTACTGCCGTTCCACTTCCTGCGCACTCAGAAGCAACGTTGCGACAAGGAAAGCCTTTGGCCGCGAAGAAGCCCTGAAGAACTCTGACCTGGAAGGCATCCGCGGCCGACCCAGTCGACACATCTCCCGGAATACAGCCGGCCAGGACTTGGCCGATCTCCTCGCCCGTCGCGCACACCAGAACCGCCACTGCCAGAGAATGGACGCTGACGGACTGGAGAACTGGGCTCGGTCCCACTGGAAGGGCGCCTCCGACAAAGATATCGCCAGGTTCCTCGATCGGTTCTGGAAGTTCGAAGATCCCGGAATGCGAATGGACCTGATCTTTGCCGAGGCGGCCAGGGTCTACCGGGCAGGCGGGCCACCTGGTCTAGAGGAACTCACGCTTACGCGGCGAGCCAAGATCGTCGCCAGCGTCGCCTACGTCATGTCCCTCTTCCGCGGACAGTCGCGCAAGGTCTCATTCACGTCCCGGCTGATCGAGAAGCACTTCGTCGAGAACGGCGAGCGGCAGATCGATCGGACTTCAGCAGCCGACGGAGTCAAGGAACTTGTGCGACTCGGCGTCCTGGTCGTGATCTCTCAGCACCAGTTCGCGATGCGAAAAGACGGGTCGATTTCTACTCGAGTCGCCGCTGTTCATTCTTACCAGGGTCCGCGTCCGTTCGATGGGGTCGCTGGCAGGGTCGAGGAGGGTCTCTGTGAAAACCTCAGTCAGGCTGATCATCAGCCGACAGATGAACTGTCGTTGGCCTACACCAGCAAAGCTGGTGTAGGGGTAATAGAAGATGTAACCAGCAGCTCTGATTGTGGATTCTCCCTGAGTATGTCAGGTCAAGTCACACGCACCGAAAAATTCACAGAAACTCAGCGGCGATTCTCGTTCAGTCGCCGCGACTACTACGATTGAGGGGATCGTGATGATCAGAAAACTGAACTTCGGAAAACATCGCGGACTGCGGATCACGGATGTTCCAGACTCGTATTTACGCTGGATGGTGGAAACGTTGTCCGACGTGTCGATGGTGCAGGCTGCAAAGATCGCTCTAGACGCCAGGCAAACAGCGGCTGCTGGGCATGTCGAATCGGCTTACAAGTTCTATGTCGCGAGACAGAAGCACCTGAAGGCGAAGCTAAAGGCCGAACGTTCAAAGACGGCGAAGAAAACGCGTCGAAATAGAAAGCCTGCGCCGAAACCTGAAGACGTCGTCCTGGCCGAAACCCATTTCCCCTACAAGATGCCAAACGGGGAGATGACATGGATTCCACGAGACGCGATGCTGGGCGAGTTCGACGGCGAGGAATGCCCGTTCGAAGTCGATGACTCACTGGACCGCGAGTTTAGTTCGATGTTCTCTCCATGGGGCCCGCTCGGACAGTAGCTCACTCGATCAGCTCACCCAGCTTCGCCCCGAGAATATCCGCCATACGTACGGCGTCGATCAGGAGTGGGGAGTGCTTTCCGCCTTCGATCCGCAGGAGCGTGATGCGGTGCATCTGGCAGAGTTCGGCCATCTTGCGCTGGCTCCAGCCGCGTTCGACCCTGAGTTCTGCGATCCGTTTTCCGAACCGCTTGAGCATCTTGGCCGCTTCTGGGCGGTCGGCATAAAAGTCTGGCATGGGAGGTGCATTTCACTTGGGTGCGGGGTGTGACGCATCAAAGAGACCGTCGAGCGTATCAGGCTCGGCGACGAAAGTATTGCAAAACACTGACGTGCGGCAATCCTGCATTGATTTGATGCAGCACCCTTGCGACACTCCTTTGACACCCTCCGTCCTCATATCAACCGAACTGACCGGCAGGAATACGGCCATGGACAAACTGCTTGAGGGTGCCTGGAACTACGGATTGCCGGGCGTATTCATGATCGGCTCGCTGCTCATCCTGGTTCGCTTTGGATCATGGCTCGGTCTGAATATCTTCATTCCGCTCCGAGACGCAATTCTGATGCACTTCATCGACCTGAAGGATCACATGAAAAAGGTCGATGAACGCATGAGCGTGCAGACGGATATCACGCGGACCCTGATCGATAGCCAGGCTCAGGTCGTGAACCGGCAGGATCAGCACTCCCAATTGCTGCAGAAGCTCATCGACCGGTCGGCGACTTAGCCGCCTTCCGCTCCTTCGACCGCTTCGCCAGGGTGTTCATGAGCTGCTGCAACTGGATTGCCTGCTCGCGCTGCACGGGGCTCATGGCGGCCAGATCCTCCTTCGGGAAGTAGATCCGGTTGAACGCCTTGGCCCCCAGCTTCTTCATCAAGGCCTGAGCGCGTTCCCGCAAGATGGCGTCTTGTGAGGCCGGCGAGACGTCCGTGATCCGCAGGCCTGTCGTGAGGTTAACCGCCTTGGCGCCGATCGTCTTGCGAGGATCTGTGGCGGTTCTGGCCGTCGACAGGATCCGCGAGATCGGGCTGTTCGCGAGGACTTCTTCGGTGAAGTTGTTGATGAACGGCTTGGCCTGACCGCGGCGCGGGGTTCCCCCCAGGATCTCCCGGATGTTAGAGATCGTGCGCCCGACGGTCGGGTCCATGTCTTCCAGCGGCCGGCCACCCATGGGCCCTTTCTGGAAGAGTGATTGACCGGTGGCGAGCTCCATGGGGAGCTTGAACAACGGATTCGTGCGTCCAAGTCCTTCAAAGATCGCTCCCGAGACGCCCCCGCCGAGGAACGACAGCGGATCTTCGAACCCCAGGCCGAGGCCGGTCAGGTAGCGGTTGGTGCCGGCTTCCTTCGGCTTCCCGATCAGGGCTTCCAGCGGGGATCCTGCCAACGGGATCGAGGCGGATTCCGCAACGTAGTCCGGGGTCATCTCGTTCGGGTCGCGGGCGTTGTTGGTGGCGCGGATCGTCTGAGCCAGTGTTCCGCCCGGGTGCTGCATCAGCATGTCGGCGGTGAACGGAGCTTGACCGCGACTAAATTTGTAAAATGGCATTAGTCGTTGCATCACTTGTGTTTCGGTCGACGTGTAGTTCCGATTGGAGTAATCGACCTGTGCCGCGTTGACCTTCCGCGCCGCTTCCGCCGGATCAACCCCCTCGCGAAGCTGCTTGATGAACGGGGCCAATCGGTTCATGCCTTCAACGTATTGCCCAACGTCCTGCCCAACGGCCATTGGCGCGAACGTCGATTCCTGAGCCTGACCGACGCCACGGTATTGGGCCTTGATCGGATTCCATGTCACGCTCGGATCTTGGCCGATCAGCTTAGCGCCCGTCCGCTTGGCGGAGACCTGTTTGCGACCCGGCCCGATCATCTCAGCGAGGATGGCGTCGATGCTCGAGCCCTGTGCGGCGGCCGCTTTCCCGGCGACCGTGGCGGCTTCTCCTTGGAACTTCCCGAGGAGTCCGTGGGCATAGGCGAGTTCGCCGAGGATCTTCGTGGCGGATTCGTCTGTCAGCGGGGAGATGCCGCGCTGCTTCGCAATCTCCTTGATGACCGGAATGTCCGCCGCCTTGATCGTCTCCCCGCGCATCAGCTTGTGGGCGTCGATCGCCGACGACTTCGAAAACAGCCCGGCGATGAAGTTCTGGAACTGACCGCTCGTCAGGTTGCGGGTGTGGAACGCTGGCCAGGGGCTGGTGAACATCCCCTTCATGAAGTTCGTCACGCTGTCGATCGCAGCGACCAGTTCGTTCGCCGGCTTAGGAGCGGCGTACGGCGCCATGAACCGCATCAGATCTTCCGCGACCGCCTTGTCGACGTACCCCAGGTCGACACTCCGGGCCGATTTGCCGAGTTTAGTGCCGAGAATGTGCTTGGCTTCTTCGACTGCGAACCCCAGTGTTTCGAGCAGTTTTCCCAGCGGAACAGCGTTGTCGTCAGGGCCGTTCTTCCGACGAACCACTCCCGGCTGTGTCAATCCCTCATAGACCGACTTGGCGGCGGCGATCGAATCCTCGCCGTGCATCATCGCCGCTTGCAGATCCTGAACGGGGTGATTCCCATAGACGCCCGCCTGACGGGTCGGCTTCGAAAGCTCATTGAGCCAGCCGCTAAAGTCGCTGATCTTGTCGTCTGGAATGGCTCCCGGATATTTGGTCTTCACCAGCTGCGCCACATCCGACTTCGGAACTCCGCTATCGATCAGGTTGTTGATGTCCTGATCCTGAACGATCTGTTTGATCTGTTGTGTCCCGCCTGGAATGTCGCGCAGGAAGTCCTCACGCTTGACCTGAGACGGGTTGAACGAAGAGTAGACTTGAGTGTGGCTCCGGCCCTTGCCTTTCTTCACTGCGTCAGACAGGAAGCGTGGGAAGTAGTCGACCATTGCATCTGTCAGGCCCTTTGTGGGGAGCCCCAGGGCCGTAGACCGGGCCAGCAGGTCGTCCAGGCTGCTGCGGACCTGTCCCGCGACCTTTTGCACTTCCGGGGCTGCCGTCGCTCGTACAGCGGGGATTTCGAAGATCTTCCGCAGGTCGTCCCCCATGGCCGGCTTTGCCATCCCGGCGGCGTCCAGTTGGTTCGTGACGTCAGCGATCTGACCCCGAGCCCGAGCCCGCGATTCCTCCTGAGCCCGGAAGAGTCCCCGACCGAGTTCCCGACCGAGGGGCGTCACCGCCTCTTTCATGGTCGCGTCCATCGCCCGATACAGCGATCCGACAGGCTGAAAGTCCGTCCCCGGAATCTTCGCGTCGAGGATCTTCCGGCCGGGACTGAGGGGGTTGAACGAGTAATCGTCGAGGAATTTCGCCACACCCTGTGCCCGCGGGCCAGTTCCCAGCATCCCGATCGGGTCACGGAACGGCAGACCGTAGCCGGCGAGACCGCGCACTGGCTGGTGCAGAATGTCCGGCAGATTCGCTCCGAGGCCCCTGGCGGCGTTCTCCGCTGCCGTCTGCGCCGCAGGGCCTCCGTGTCGAACAAGGTCGTCGAGCGTCGTCGTGAGGCCAGCCAGGCGGGGTCCGATGTCCCCCAGCCGCTTCCCTGACTTCGCGGCGGCCACCTTAGTCACGTCCCCTGCCAACCCGGACCGCTTCAGAACCTGCGTAGCCTTGCCACCTGCAGACACCCCAAACGACAAATACGTCAGCGGGTCCAGCAGGATCTCGGTCCCGAGTCCGCCGGCGAAGTTCCCCCAGTTATCCCGGCGGCCAGAAGCCCCGGCCATCCGGTTCAGGTCGCGCCCGCTGGTTCGCCCCTCGCTGGATGTCCAGTTCCAGGGGAGCAACTGATCGAACGGGTTCCGACCAGAGACGGTGTCCCGCACCATCGAACCGGGGATATCGAGGAAGTTCCCGACGGCTCCGATTCCGCCGAGGACAGATCGACTGGCCTTCTGGGCGAGCGTCTGTTCGGCTTCCGGTTGCAGGGGCTGTTGTTTCGCTTTTGCCATCGTCGAATCTCCCGTGTTGGATCACGGACGATTGTAGCAACGATGCTGCCTGACTTTAGAGAGAGAAAAAGGACTGCGGGCCGGATTGGATACCGGCTCAGTGAACAACCTGCGAGAACGGTTCGCGTTGTTGGCAGCGGTGCCAGAAGAAGTTCTCAAGCAAGTCCCTTGGTTACGGCCAAGGCCCCCGCAGTCACTTTGTCTTCAGGCTAGAACGCTCCAGAATACGGCGAGTATTCATTCTTCATCCAGTCTTGACCCTTGCGAAACTGCTGCAGCACGCTGGCAACACTGGCTCCGTTCACGCCGATACCGCTTGCCATTCGCTGGCGGTCTTCGATTTCCGCCTGCCGCAAAGCGTCCTCCCATGTGCGTTGACCGGACACCACTTGCTGATGCAGGCTGGTTGCCACCGAATTGGCGTGCGACTGGCTGTCACGCACGTTCGTTACGCCATCAGGAAACTGCTCCTTAACAGATGCCGCGATTTCTGAGTTGAGGAGATTTTGACGGTTCAGGAGTCCTTGTGTTCCCAGTTGCCGTGAATTGATTGAGGCCTGTGATCCTGTGTTTGCTGCTGGACCACGGCCATTCAACATCGCCGCCAATCGCCCCTCACGACGGTTCTGGAACGTATCCTGTCCGTTGCGCTCTGCGACCAGCGACGCCCGCTGTTCGGCCTTCTGTCCGCGGATGGCGTTCCGTTCGGCAACCGACTTGTTGGACCAGTTGGGAGACCAGCCCTCTGGCGGCAGCAGAGTCACGGTGCCATCGCCGTTGGAGCGCACATTCAGGTCGCGACCATGATTCCGCAGCATTCCCCCCAGCGTCGGAGCGGCGCCCACCTTGAACGACTGGCCGGCAGGAACATTGGCTGGGTCGACATAGCTCGAGCCGCCATATGCCGTCGAGACGCCCTGCAGGATCGGATCACGCGGAGCCACCGGGATTTGTGGAGCCCCGGAAGCCGCCATCGGAGCCGAGTTCGCCGCCTGTCGCTCACGCAGCATTGACGCCAGTTGCGGGAGACGACCCATATCGCCCCCGCCCATCGCCCCGTAGGAATCGAGCGGCTGATTTGCGCCAACGGGAATCGAGAACTGTGCCCCGTTGTTGAGCGTTCCCTTATCCTTCAGAGGCTGCTGATACCCGCCGGACATTCCCATTCCTTGGCCGGGGTAGTAGGGCATCTGTGGGGCTGGCGGTTGTGGAACAGCGGGTTGTTGCTGGGGTGGCTGACCAGCGCCGGGACCGAATCGACCGGGTTGACCCGCCTGCAATGGCATCGAAGAGTGAGACAGCGGTGTCACATAACTTCGCCAATTCGGCCCAAAGTCTCTGGTGTTCATTTCATCTTGCGTCATGAACCCTGGTGTTCCATCAATTGGATTCCGCCTGTTCTGCCATGGTGGAACTGGCGACTGTGGAGGAACCGGCGACCCTGCATTCCCGACCGGCGGAGTCGGCCCCTGATTCCCCGCAGCCATCCACGACTGCTGCTGCCCGAGCCACTGGCTGGGAGCGCCGACCGTGTTGCCGCGGCGTTCCTGAGACGACAGGGGCGGACGAATCACGCCGGGATTGCCATAGGCTGCCCGACCAAGGGCGGTGCTGGGAGCCCCGATCGTGCGGGGGCGTCGTTCCTGATCGGACATCGGGCGGTACGGGAAAGCCATTGGAGACCTCGCTGAAGAGTTTTCAGGAAGTCTAACGTGGCAATGGTGCTGCTTCCAGAAGAGATTGAGCGGGAGTCACATTCCCATGGCCCTGGCTATCCCTTTTTGAAGTTGCTCATGACGATCTGCTGCGGGCCTTCCACCGCCAATTCTTCGCACGATGTCACAGCCGGGTCCAGCCAGTCGTCGTCGCGGTCTTCCCCAAGCGGATCGCCATGCAGGTTTTGCTCTGTCGGCACGTCCTGTTTCGTGGCCGCCATCTGTCGAGCAAGCACTTCCGATTCAGCGCGGACCACATAGCCTAGGCTGATGTCCCATGTTTCCGGGTATTCACGTCGTTGCAGATGCCACAGCTTCATTGTCACCTCACATTCCCATGGCGCGCAGTTGGCGGATTTCTGAGTCGATTTGCTTCTGAGCTTCGCAGGGGACGCAGGGTTTTTTGGCGACCTGTTTGTCGCTGAGCGACTTCACTTTCACGGGCCCAATGACGACAGCAGTCCGGCACTGGCAGGTCTCGCAGGTCTCCAGTGTCACCCGCGCTGGGATCTCAGGCAGACGGCAATAACGAATCGGGCGAGGTTTCAGCTTCCTCCCGCCAGCACCGCATTCCGGCCAGACGATCAGACCGCCGTCACTTTGTTCTTCGGGTAGATGCACGGCGGTGCTTTCAATCTCGGCGCATTCCTGTGCTGCGAGTCCTGAATCAGTTCTTGGCGGTTCGTGCATCCCTCGTCTCCTTGCCACGGCTCAACATTGACGTACTTCCAGTGGACCATGCAGCGGCTGTGCGGCGTTCCGGGGTCAACAATCTCTTCGTGCTCGTCGGTGTAGGCCACGGTGACTGAACCGCTGCCGGTGAAGTTGGAAGAACTCGTCGGTGAGTAGGTCTCTGGGTCGCCGCCGCCATTGTTCAGTTCGAGGTATTCGTTGGTGATTTCGAGATCGTCGCCGGGGGCATTGACTAAGGTCAGCGGGTCGGTCAGTCCTTCAACATCGTAGTCAGTTGTAGAGAATCCGTCGAAATAGGATGCTGTCGCCGTCACACCGCTGGCAACGACAGTTCCGTTCGATTCCCATGTTCCGCTTGCTGTTGACCACGTCGCGGAAAAGTTCCATTCCCCAGGAAAAGCCGTGGACAACGTCAATAACACACCGGGGATATACGAGATGGTCATGCCGTACACTTCGAGAGACTGAACACCCTCAGAAATGCTCGGCGTGAAGATGAGATTATATGCCAACATATCTGAAAACTTTGTTCCCAGCGTAGAGCCATCAGGGTAGTCCAGAGCGGCCAACGCTGCGACCAGGGACTCCACATCAACACCGCTTGTCCCCGGCGCTGTCACCGTAATCCGCAACCCAGTCACCGCACCGCCGATGCTGTCCGGGTCGCACAAATCGTCGCCCTCTTCGTAGGAGCCGACAATCGCCGTGACGTTCGCCGTGCAGCCATTTTCGCTGCCGCTTCCTTCGCCGCTCAGAGATTGACACCCATCCTCGCAGATCGTCCCATCGGCAGATGCGACCAGTTGATTGATAGCCGCAGTCACCGCTTCAGCCAGTGCCGTGTTCACGTCCGTCGCATATGCACCGAAGTACGCCTCGCCGGCAGAATTCAGAAGCACGCCAAGGCTGTTGTTTGTGCCGCTGCGAGTCCAGCAGGTTTTTGTCGTCGGAGCTACATACCCATCGACAGTCTCAATGATCGTCACGACGTCACCGGGTTCATTCCCCGTGCCGCTGACTGTCGTTGTCGCTCTCAGCAAACCCATCGGTTCGCCCTCCGTTAAAAGCATGGTGGCCGCCAAAGCCACGCACACGATCATCAGTACGATTGCGCCAACAGTTCGCATGTCAAACTCCCGCGTTGAAGGTAAAGGCCCAAACCTGCAACGGAAAATCTTACATGTCGGATCACACAGTTGTCGCCTGTTCTCTCAAATACAGCACCGGCCCGTTCATCTCCGCCACGTTCCGGCTGCTGAAAAACTTCACTTCCGCATCCGACTCGCTGGTGCTTTCGATCTTGATGACGAACACCACCGTCCCGACCGGGTCACCTTCCGGAACGGAATCAATGGCATCTTTCACCGCAGGCGTCAGGTAGATCGTCAGTCGGTCATCCGCCTTGACTGAGCGGATTGCTGTCGGACTGGCGATTTCGGTTTCATCCACGTCATCCGGACCAGTTGGAAACGTCGACTGACGGTAAACCGTGAACTCGTCATCTCCGATTGAACCGGACTCCAGTTCGAGAACCAGGCGAGCTTCGGCCAGTTTGAACCCACCCACCAGTGACGACAGGTCGAACCCCACTGCGATGTACTGCGCCACGCCGGCCGTGCGGAAATACGACAGTGAACCGAGCGTGACTTCAAACTCTTCGTCTTCCTCGCTGGCGTAGCCGTCGTCCTCCGCCAGCTTCCTAAACCCGCCCTTGACGCAGATCACAGGACCAAGGCAGAGATTGCTGGGAAGCGTGTAGTTGTTCTGGCGGAAGAACGAGTTCTGGGCCGCCTCGCCGTTGAAGTGATTGCACAGGTAGGTCGCATCGACGCAACCACCTTCTCCATCACTGAAGTTCAGCTCAGCTGTGCCTGCGACAAGATCAACAGTCGGGGTAATTGTGACCGGCATCAGTCCACCCCAATCGCATAGATGAATTGGGGAAGCGAGTCTTCACAGAGAGGAATACTGGCATCGAATGATGCGGAGTCCAGTTCCAACACCACGCCTTCAGAAAAGTCGATCACGTCGGTTTCGATCAGGCGGTACTTCACTTCAGCGACAACGACGGTCGCCCCAAGAACTGTCTCGTAGGCAGCGTAAAGCACAAGACATTTGGCTTCACTGATAATCCCGAATTCACCCGGAAGCCCGTCGAGTGAACACAAGTTCCAGTAGGCCAGCACATCTTCCGACTCGGCATCTCCATAGCCAATCGTGCCGACATTCTTAATCTCTCCGCACGCATCATTGATGATGAATTCATCGAACGAAAAGCAGGTGTCTTCAAAGCTGTCGAACCGCAAATTGACGGGCATCGGATTCACGAGGCCAGCAATGACTCCAGTACATTCGCAGGGGGAAACATTCTTCTTTCCGCACAACGGAATGCAGATCGGCAGCAAATCACGGTTCACGTCGTCACCGCGCTGCCGTTGTCGCATCCAACCGCCGTAGTCCGGCTTGTACGTCCCAATGTTCTCATACAGCACATCGCACGGCGGACAGCTTCCGTCGCCAGTGCTGACGATGTGGAGCGTGACGGTCTTTGGAAGAAACGTCATATCGCCAAGATCGAGCGTGATTGCCAGAGAGCCAGCCACTATGGTTCCTCTGGGCAGGTGAACGGAACGTCGTCGGGCGCGTAAATTCCGCCGCCGGTCCACGGCAGGTCGATGGGGTCGAGGCCGAAGAGTGACGTGATTTCAGAGCCGAGAACAATGGTTTCCGACAGTTTGACGACTCCATCGCCGGGGTCGTACTCGACAAGGCCAGAAGTGAGTTGCCCTGCGCAGGGGGAGCAAGCACTCGAACCGCCGCCATCACCGCCAGACGATCCCCCACCCTTGGCAATCACGAGCGCCAGCCCGGCATCCTCATCCACCATCACGCAGTCGAACCCAGTCCCGTCGCTCGCCGCATCCCATTCACCAGCAGCCGGGCCCACTTCCTGAACAGGTTCAAGGGCTTCTACGTCCGCCGGCTTCACCCAAACTGGAAACGTCGGGTTCCAGGCCCGCTTCACCTTGTCGGCAGCGATCGGCACCAAGTCGGTCACGAGAATCCGGGCATCCGTGTCATCGTTCGGCTTGTCGACCAGCAGGACGTGTACGCCGTTCGCCAGCTTTTCTCCGCCAGTCACCCGCACAAACGATCGGGCGGGAATTGTTTCCCCAGAAACATTCTTCACCAGCAATGGTTGGGCATTCGTCTCGCTCATTTATCACCTCTCCGTCTCTTCATCAGGCGGTATCTCCGGTCTGCCACATCCCCGCGGAAGTCCTCATCCATGATCTGGATGATCCTGGCTCGCTCCCGGGCCTTCGGCATCCCCAGCGACGTCTCGCAGTTCTGGGAGATGCGGGTGTGGGCGCCAGCGTTGTCACCCTGCGTGCTGACCGTCCACGAGACCTGCCGATTCACGCCATCGGTATCGATGGGGATGATCCCCCGGTAGACGGCATCCAGAGACTGCTGCGTCTGGTACTTCGCCTTGGCGGCTTCGATCACCACCTGACAGGCAGCGTCGATCTGATCCTGGTTGTCCTCAATCGAGTCGATCGCCGTCGGGTCGCCAGTCTCATACACCGCGCGAATCGTTCGCACCAATTCCGGCCGTGGAAGCGGGAAGATGCCGTAGCCCCCCATCGCGTAGTCGTAGACGTACCGGACGTATTGATTGTCGTCGGCGTTCCGCACATTGCAGGACGTGACCAGATACAGTTCGGGGTCTTCGTAGCCGGCCTCCGTTTGCCGATACAGCGACTTCGCTGTCAGCACCCGACCGGTCTCGGGAAACAGACTGAACTGGCCGGAGTACGGAATCACCGCATCGGTGTTCGCCAAGGCCTGCACGTCGCGCCAGTGGGGGAAGAACTTCCCTTCCAGATACGCCGACTTGGCATCCCGCTTCCCGCTGAGTCCGTTCGTGTACGACTCCAGCAGCGTCCTGTTCAGCGGGAAGCACTGTGAGATTTCCGGCAGCGTCAGTTCCGTTCCCGGCAGATCATTCGTCCCGTCCGCAAATGAGCCGACTTCGAACAGGTGATAAACGCTGGAGTTCGCCAGTTCCCGCACGTCCTCATCTTCTTCCGGTAGCAACTGATCGGGGATCTCGTCATCCCAGCCGCCAGCCGGGGCATAGTCCGCATCGGCCTTCTCGACGACCTGTCCATCAGGATCAATCGCCATCGCGTTCATCTTGAACTTGAGCTGCCACAGCGTCTCCGCCGTACAAACCCGCAGCACCGCCGGCACGTCCCCCAGATCAAACCCAAAGCTCACCGACTGCACGTCCGTACTTGGGATCGTCGCACCTTCTCCCAGCCGCACGATCCGCGTGCTGTTCGTCATCAGCGATAGGTCAGGTTCACAGCCGCGGTCCGCACACAGCCGGTACAACTCACCCGCCGCCCAGGCACAACTCCAGTCGACAAACGGTCGGTCGTCGGTATCGTTCGGCAGTGCAGAAATGTCGTAACCAAACTCCCCCATCTGATCCAACAGGTGCGCAGCCAGTTCCTGCGGCGTCTTCTCGGTCGCGGCGATGATCTCCCCGTTCGCGTCCCGGACGTTGTACTGACCATGCACGATCGTGTTGACCCACCAGAACCGCCGGTCATAAATCGTGGCGACGCACAGATGCCCGTTGGTCGTGAACCGGATCGAGCCCTTGTCGAGTCTCGCCTGTTGCCATGAGACGTAATCGGAACCGTGAGCAATCACCAGCGTTCCGTCAGACGACGGCGATGTAGCCTGCGGCAGAAAGTAGACCTGCGCGACACCCGGCAACACCCCGTTCGACTTCGTGGCGACGATTCGCACGATCTGAGCAATACCGGGAAATGTGCCAGCAACAACTGCCATGAACTACAGGCTCGGAATGGTCGGAGTACCCAGCACAAAGCCGCTGGAGGTTTCGAAGTGGTAACGCCAGGAACGCGGGAAGTGGGTGTTCGTGTAACGGCCGCGGTACAGCGGGTGATGGTTCCGGCGGTAGGACAGTTCGGACTTGTAGGCTCCGACGGAATAGAGGGCGGTCGGGAAGTTCACATAACTGCTGTAGCCAATCGAGAACCCCCGCTGCACATAAACCTGCTTCTGCGAGCCCGCCGTCGTCTGCACCTGCGGCAGTCCCGACAACGCCTGCTGAACCGTGAAGTCCAGTCCGCCGGGATTCAGTTCTTCCACGATCTCATCGAACTCGACGATGTTGGTTTCAGCAGCCGCCACTTCCCAGCCGAACGTCACATAGACCGTGCGCTTGTTCAGATACTCGGTCCGCATCCCGCTCTCGGCGTCCATCGGGTATTCCCAAATGAGAGCCGAGATGCCGTTGATCGTCGTGTTCGTGCTGACCGCGTGAATCGTGTTGGAGTTCGAGTCGTCCTTGAACAGCAGATCCTTGTCGTTGGTCCCCAGTGCAGTTTCCAGCGTCCCCAGCGCTGTCGTCAGGGCTGATGCACCAGCAGCCTGAATCAACGCCCGCACCCGCATCTGGTAACTGTAGTGCGTCCGGCGCCGTACCTTAGGCGACAGGTTGGCGCGACGGCTCCATGCGAACTGGATGCCGGCGGAGGGAAAGTCGTAATCACCCCATGAGAGTTTCATTTAGAACGAATACCTTCCATCGAGCGTCAGACCCTGATCTTGAATCTCATCCCGCAGTCCGCCTTCCGATTCCCGCATCCGCATCTGCCCGACGAACTCCGCCTCAGATGCAGCGACGTCGCTCTGGAACTGCCGCATCGCTGCTTCGGTGACCTGACTCAGGGAGTCCGGCTCGGTCATCTCAACGGCGTCGGAGTCGCTTCCAGAGAACAGTCCGCCGATGTCGGTGTTCCAGCCGGGTCCGGCCCACTGATCGTCGGCGTCTCCGCTGGGCATCTCTTGGGCGGCAGCCGGTTCAACTGGCACTGCGTCAGCTTCGGGGGCTGACACCGTCTCCGGCGCTGGGATCGCAGCTTCTGGCGATTGCTCCCATTCCGCCTCCGCAGCGATCTCCGGTTCTCCGCCGCCGGTCCCTTCCGCATCGTCGGCATCCACAGCATCGGCAGGCTCCTCAACAGGGGCGTCCTCGGTCTCAGCGGCAGGTGCAGAAGTCTCGGGCGCCGGGAACGACAGCGTCTCGTCCACGGTCTCGGACGAGACCTCGCCCAGCATCTGTTCGATCAGGTTGTTGATGTCGTCGTTTTCCGGCATCGGTCTGCCTTTGCTCGTGCGATTGACCACTGGATCAACCGGGCGTGATGCCTGACCAACGGATCGTCTGGAAACTTTCCAACGGCGGCACATTCCAGGTAATGCCGCACCGCCTGCTGATTTCGCTCCGACAACCGTCGCTGCCGGGAGTAATGCCCTACCGGGCACGTCTGCGTCGGATTCTCACAGAGAGTCTTTCCCTCTCGCGGAAGCCGTTTCCCGTCATACGTCGCGATCTGTCCGGTGGTCGGGTCCAGCCACAGCGTCCGGCAGGTCTCACAACTGAACAGGGAGAACTGGGGATACAGGACCAGTAACCGCACACCGGCACGCAGGTTCCATTCATCGCTCTGCTCCCGCTCGGACATCGTCGCGCCAGTCACCAGGGCAAACGCCTGCATCTGGATCTCGCGCTGCATGGAGTCGATGGGACAGGTGTGAAGAATGCACTGGTGCAGGGTCTGGCGAACGATGACGTCCCGCTTCTCCCGGCTCAGCGGTTTCAGTCGGCGGGCCAGTGCGACGCGGGAGGGTTTCGGCAACGGACGATATTCGAACGAGAACTCACCGATCTCGCCGCGTTCGTCATAGCCGTCACCGATCCACTGCGCTGCCATTACGCCTCCAGAGTGTTCGTGATCGTCAGCGAGGGAGACGGCGTGTCACCGCCGGTCCCGTAGACCTGATAGAAGAACTTGTTCCGCAGTTCGGCCCGGCCGGGAATACTCGGGGGGCTCGCGTCCGACTTCAGGTTGTGCATGGCAAACAGAGTCGAGACAGCCCCGCTGGTGAATGTCAGAGATCCGCCGTAACCCGCCTGAGAAGCCGCCGCCGTGTCGACGCCCGTGAACGCCGTCAGCAGCCCCAGTTCGCTCGACGTCGCCGGCAGGTCGGGACCGAAGTAATACTTCTGGTCGGTCGGCTTGATCGATGTCGGGACCACGCTGTTGTTGTGCTGAATGAACACCTTGTGATCGCCGATCAGTACGAACGACTGCGGATAGTGCGTTCCTGAGTTCAGCGACAGCGCGGACTGCGTGAAGGCGTACGGAGCCGTGTTCCCTTCGATCAATTCCGGATCGAACGTGTCTCCACTGTTGATGAGCGGCTTCGAGGCGAACGCGATCTGCAGTTCCAGTTGCCAGGGACGAACGCCCTTCGCAGCAGACAGAATCCATTTGTCGACCACGCCATCGCCGTAGATGTCCACGGCAGCCACGCGGTTGATCACCACGTCCAGATCCGGCAGCGAGAACGGCAGGACGATCGGCGTCCACTCCTCAGCCTCATCCACCTGCTCAAACAGCATCAGCGGCAGCAGTTCGTTCAGTTCCTGCGGCGACGGCATCATGCGAATCGTCAGCCGGGGAACGATGATCCCCGTGACGACTTCCTCTTCGAAGTGATCGAGGCGACCGCACAGCGACTCTTCCGAAGCGTCCGTTCGGCGATACGTCGTCCGGTCCTGAATGCTCAGGAAGCAGAACTTCTTGCCGTTGATCGCGAGTCCTGTTTCGACTCCCTGCGTTTGACCGGGCATCTCACACTCTCCCCTGGGGGTCGCGGTCTTCGAGACTCTGCACTTCGAACGCCGTCGTCTGCACGCACAGCCGGTGAATCGAGAACAGCCGGTCGTCGAACGGGTCTTGCATGGGAACGATCGCCAGGCTCACAAACCCGGCCGGCTCCCACTGCTCTTTCCGCAGGTTGTTCTGGTTGAAAAACTTCCGCAGTTTCTCGGCCCACTTCAGCCAGGAGGCCATCTGGTCCCCCGGGATCCGCGAGTCCTCGGTATCAATCACCTGAATTGAGACGGGGTAATAAACCATGTCATGGCAGTTATCCCCTTCGTCTGGCGGGATCCGCACAGACCGACCGGGAACGATCAGCACGCCGGGGGTCACTTCGTCTCGCAGGTGTTCTTCGTCGTCGCCTGCTTTGGGCTGCGGATAGCGGATGACAACGGACTCCGCCTTGATCTCTGGATACGAACCTTCCCCGGTCAGATCGACGTATTGCCGGATCTGTGATTCGATCTGCTCAAGGATGTTTCCGAAGACAGAAGCCATTACGGGGTCACATTCACGTTGCCCAGGCCGGGCCAAGGGTAATAGAAGTCCGCGTTGCGGTTGTCCTTCCGGGCAAGGCCGCGGGTTCTTACGTCCGCCCACTTCGCCTCATCGAGGAGTTGATTGGCGATCTGACGCAACAGCGGGAAGTCCTTGCGCTGCGTCTTGCCGGCGTAATCGGCGACCGCCAGTTTCAGGAAGCACTGCCACGTCGCATCCGCTTCGATGTCGATGGGGTCGCCGATCGTGTACTTCTTCGAAGAGTAGGCCGACGGCGAAACGAGTTCGGCATCCAGCAGCAGTTCTGTCGCCGATGTCACGTCCATCACGATCCGCTGTTCGGCGTAGGGTGCGGCATCGAATTCCAGTTCGCCTTCCGGCAGGTCGGTCGCAGATGTCCCGAAGCGAATCACGCTCCCGATCATGCGGTCCGTCCAGGCAGTCCCTGTGCCGGTCACGACATTCCCGCTGACTCCGCTGATCGTTCCAGTGCTGTACTGCAGGGCCCCAGTGAAGTTGGAGATGGGACGAGGAGTCGCCGTATAACTGAAGTCGTAGGTTCGCGCCGTGTTCGGATAGGGATAGAACTCGACAGCCAGTGACCCGTACCGACCCGTGGCGCCGCGAATCGCATATCGCCGAGGTGAGCCGAAGCAGTAATCGCGACTCTCTGTCAGTTCATCCGGAGAGACTTGTTCCGGCCACTCGTCGTCCGCATCCAGTTCGCTCCCGCGTCGAAAGTCGATCGGCAACGGGTACTCGACACGGTAGAGGTTGTACGCGGTCCCCGATGCCACATCGGCGGTCGGGCACTTTCCCGGAACCAGCGTCACGACGGTGCTGGAGACCCGCGATTCAATGTCGTATTCGACGTTGGCGATCACGATCCGGTAGTCCCGCACGTCGGATGGCCAGGTCGCGCCGGTCAGCGTCAACTGCCGTTCATTAACTCCGCCGGTCAGATCGAACGCCACGGTCCCGTCGTCCTGGTTGGCGACGGTCGAGATGCGGCCCCGACGGTTCAGGTACGACCATTCGTGCAGCGTTGGAAACAGGTCGTAGACATCAGACACCGCCCGTGCGGCCAGCTTCAGGCCTTTGCCGATGGTCTTCGCGTCGAAGTGATCGAGGACGGCGTTCACCGCATCCTGAAACGTGTAGATCCGAATCGGTCGACCGGCGTACGGTTTGACCGGACGGTAGTCCACGCCCGCGGTTTGCGAGGGCAACGGAGAGACTGCTGAACCGTCGTTTGATGTGGGCATGGGTTATTGCACCGTGCGAAGCGCCCGGCCGAGCCAGGTATTCAGTGAAGCCGCAGTTGATCCACTCAAGACACAGCGGACCTTGCAGGGAGGCAGTTCAAATCGCACCGTGCCGGCGGCGGTCATCGAGATCGACGTGACATCGACCCAGTTCGTGGGCGTGCCAGTCGGGTCATCAGGGCTCATCTGGAGCTTGACTGTGCCGCTGCCGAAGGTGCTATTGGCGATCATTACACCAACGCCGCCCGGCCAGTCGAACGCAGTAGAATTTCCATCCGCAGTCTGTGCAGCAAAAGGCTGAATCATTTACGTCCACTCCACATAGGCGCTGCCGTTCCAGATCTGCCACTGAGAGTCAGCGGTGCTGTACTGGAATCGAATTGGGTTCGGGAAATTGACGCTCGGGTGATCGCGCCAGCCGTAGTACACGACGTTGTCGTCGAGGCCGAATGTGACTTCACCGTCGTCATCGGTGATCGATGTGCCAGCCCTTGTTCCGTCTTGGGTGTACGGACTGTCGATCGAGACCCAGCACTTCACGCCGGCGACGGGTGTTCCAGAGACTTCGCTGGTCCAGACGAGTTGGCGGGAACCGGGGCCGGCTACGTTCGTCTGATTGGCGATGTATGCGCTGATCCAGTACGTCCCTGTTCCCGCCCCAGTGACCTGCACAGCATCATTACCCCGCCATTCGCCGCCCTCGAAAATATCTGCTTGATAAAACCCTTCCGGGATCGTGTTAAACGGAGTCGCATACTGCCGAGTCGAACCACTCTCCACCGCCACGCCGGTTCCCGAAATCGACGATCCACCCGTGAGCGGCGTCAGGACCACCGTGTAGTTCAGGATGCCCGTTGTACGAGCGATGAAGTTGATGCTGGCCATTTACTCGGTCGTTTTCTCGTCAAGGAAATCGCACACCTGACCGTAAACCCATGGGTTCTGTTCGACTTGGCAGAATCGCGATTTGAGCATCGCGACTTCCGTTGCGGTCCACTCCTTTGCGTTCTCGTTCAGCTTGCCGATGGCCTTATAGAACTTGTAGCGTTCGTCTTCGCTGACTGGATGATTCGGCACATTCACTGCCAGCAGCGTCCCGATGATCCGCTGCCCGATGGTGAGCTTCTTGCCGTCCGGCAACTCGGCGTCTTTTCCGTCAAGCTCTTTCAGGCATTTGTTGAAATCGAGAGTCATCGTTTCTTTCTCAGGAAAATTATGCGGAACCTTTAATGAGTCCTTGCAGGACTCCGGCGGCTTGGAGGGCGTTGGCGAGGGCGATTAGTCCGTCAGCCTGCGTCTGCGAGAAACCGTAGGGAGTGATGTTTGTGGCCGGGGTTGTTGCCACTGCGGCCTGAGCGGCACTCGCAACCTGGTAGAGCTTGATGATCTGGCCGGATTCCGTTTTGAAAGTCGGGCAGGCGTTGGCGGCGGCAGCATCCGAAGAGTACATCGAAAAGGTGTCGGCAGGCTGCGTGCCCGAGGGGGCCGTCCCGGTGAACATCGTCAACGTCATAGTCGCGGAAGTCGGATATGTCGTCGTGCCAATGTTCAGGTTAGCGTTGAAGTAGTTGTTGGCTGTGGAGACGTTGTAAATAGAGAATTGGCCGGTTGGAACAGTCAATGCTCCGATAACAATATTGGAGTTGTTGGTCGCAATGGTGGCTTGGGCTTCGATCATCAGGCCGCATTGGCCGGTGACTGTCGTGCCGGCGGTGTTGAATCCGTTGAGAATGCGGATTCCGACTGAACGGGTGACGGTGGAAGAAATTGCATGGCCGGAAGATGAGATCCCGCGAACCGAGAGAGCAGCGACGTCTGTGACTGTTCCTAGCGACGCCAAGGCACTCGTCAGGGAAAGACCTGTCAAGAACGCGGCATTACAGCCCGTGATCGTGCCGGCGTTGATCGGACGACATTCACCAAAGATGGATGCTGTCCCGGCGTTGATCGCTCCCGTGTGATTGATGCCGGCTTGATCGTATGTCAGTGTCATCGAGAAGACACGAAAGTTCGCAGCCGTGTTGGCAACGGCTTTGATAGCAGCTTCGTTCCGCATCGCCAAAACCGTGCCTGACGTGTCGGTAAACTCACCGTAAACCGCCGTCACGTTCTGCGCTGTCATCGCCGAACCGCCGGCGATTCCGGTTCGTGATCGGAGACTCCGCATCATCCCGTCTGAGTACAGCCCTTCGTCTGCGAGACCGAGATTGATTCTCCCGGTGAGGTCCATATGAGTCGTTGTTGCGTAGCCGGGCAAATCAGAACTGGCAATAGTGTTCCAGGCGGGGGCAGCGGAAACTGAGCCATTTCCAGTCTGCGTTAGAAAAAGCTTCGTCGTTGTCGTGTTCCCGGCGAGTTCCGCGAGCATGTTCGCGCCCGAAGCGTACCGGATGCCGCCGAGCGTCGCTGTCGCCAGTCCATTTCCACCATTAACCACCGGCAGCGTTCCAGTGACTTTGGTTGTCAGGTCGATAGAACCGACAAGCATTGCGTTCGTGATCTTGCCTGCGCCAATCGAAACAGCACCGGTACTGGCAATCGTTGCATCACCAGACATCGCCACAGGTGCATAAGCAGTTCCGCCCGCGTTACCAATCAGCAGTTGGCCGGCACTAGGTGCAGTGTTCGGCACAACAGCAGACCGGGTTTGTACGTCGTTCGTGACATTCCCGAGTCCCACGTCACTCTTCGAAACCGTCACATCCGCAGACAACGGATGCCCGTTGACTGTCCGCGTTTCCGGAACAGCCCCAATGTCTTCGGGCAGTGGAATCCAGTTGATCATGTTGCCGCCTTTGCCGCGTACACCGAATTCCCCATGCACCCGCTCATCCACGCTTCGCTGCCAAAGTCCACGCCAGAGCAGCCACGCATCGCGAGCGTATGGAGCGGAGTCACAGCAGGGCGGTCTGGATCATTGCCAGTTCGGGTCATGCCCGGATTGATCGTCACGTTCACGCAATCGATCAACAGAATGTGCGTGTTCCGCAGTGGGTTGCCACGGACGATGCTGGCGGATCGCTGAAACTGGCAGGGACCGATCAGCAGGTTGTTGACGCCCCGTGCTTCGACAGCCGGGCCTTCGGTGCGATCAAAACGAATGCCGCTTAAGCTGTTGTCGTGCGCCGGTTCGTTCGCTTCCGGGTTGGTTTCAAACAGGAACCCGCCGCCGAACTCGACAGTCGAATTGCTGATCTGATTGTCACTCGACCGGAAATGCACCGCCTGCTTCTTGCAGGTATTGAAGCAGCAGCCGCTCACTCGCGAGTCCGCGATATCCCGAATGCCGATTTGAAGCTGGTGAAACCGGCAGTTGGTGATCGTGCTTTCATGGCCGTGATACTGTCCGTCGATCCCGATGTTGTGTCGCAGGAACGTACAGGCATTGATGACGTTGTACCGACCGTGCGAATCTTCAGTCGCCGGCAGAAGAAGGCCGGTCTGTTCGTGTGCCCCGCCATCGAAGCAGATGCCGTCAATCCGGTTCACCCCGGAGCAAACCATCATGTGTGCCTTGAGTGTTCCTGACCGACGCAGGATTGTGCCGTCAACCGGAGTGTCCCAGTAACTCGTCACACCCCGACCGTAGATCCCCATGCTTTCCGGCAGCGTCAGCGTCTGTTTCAGCAGGTACGTTCCGGCCGGAATCCACACGTCGCACTTGGCCGCCTGCGCCGCAGTGATCGTGGCTTGAATTGCGGGCGCATCATTCGCCACGCCATCGCCGACGGCTCCGAAGTCCAGCACTGACAGAAACATGCCGATCACAATCAGTCCTCGTAGAAACGAAACTGCACCTTGCAGGCGGCGGTATTGGCCTGACCCCGCAGCGTGATCCCAGGCTTCAGGCGAAACGCATGGCATTCGCCGGGCTTGAGTCGCACCATCGGAACCATGGCGCCGCCGCTCTCAGGGCCGATGTCGACGTAGTTGGTGCCATCCAGGTTGATGATCTCGCAGCGACCGACGGTCCCCAGATCCCCGAAGCCGATGACTTCCTCGGAAGTGCCGATCGACTGCATGGGCTCGTGGAGACCGATGGCATTCTGGACGATCTCTTTGCGATTCTGATCCCAGCGGTCGTTCAGGTTGCCATGGCTGATCGTCGACAGAATCGTGATGGAATAGGTTCCAGCCATGATGCACCCCGCAGTAAACCATCAGATTCCGAGACAGACTTACGACGCCAGAGCGGCGGCGATTTCACGGGCCACGCCCGCATCGCCGACCATGTTGCCGAGGTAACGCTGGGTGTAACCGTCAATCGCCGATCCGGCTTCAACGGCGGTCTCAAAGAGTGTGGCGGCCCGGTTGTCGGCCATTCCTTTTTGCAGGAACTCACGAGTCGCGGCGCTGAGGGTGCCAGTGCCGGCATCGATGATGTCTGCGATCTCTTCGCCGGCGGCGTTATTCGCCAGTCCGGTTTTCAGCAGTCTGCGTGCAAAGTTCGACAGGGCCATGATCTGTGTCTCCAGTGGGTAACAACGATGCTACTCTACAGATCCGACACGATCAGTGCGAGAGATTTCCGCTTTCGCTACTTCTGGCGGCCGTGCTTCTCGGTCACCATCTGCCGAATCTCCCCCTTGGTCTTCCGCTTCAGTTCGGGGTTTTTCGTGATGATTTCTCCGGCTTTCTTCACGACCAGGTCTTCCGCCAGGGCGACTCCGTTCTCCGGGGCATGCGGATCTTTTTCCGGTTCCCGCCCCTTCACGTTCACCGCCCCTTCGCACGCCCAGCCACGTTTTTCGCAGACCTTGCGAATATGATCGCGGGCTCCTGAGAATGGGACGTAAGCCTCTGGGTCGCCACGATATCTGGCAATTTCCGGCATATATTCCCCCGCCATCATATTGACGCCCTGCGCCGCCAGCTTCTTCTTGATGTCGTTGGCGTAGGTCTCGCCGTAGACCTGAGAGAAATGCTTGCGTCCCGACCAGAATGTGTCGTTGGTGTTCACCCGGGCCGACTGCTGCATCGCCGCCATGGCAGCAAAGGTGTGACTGCTCCTCTTCCGCCGGCTGACCATGTACAGCGCCAGCACCGTCAGACCGTGCCCCTGTCCGTTGTGGCAGACGAGACGATTCGCCCGTTCCAGCAGGTCCGGTTCCCGCTCCAGTTGCGGGTACTTCGCCAAGGCCTCGGCAGCATCGGGCGGCACGGCCAGCAGGTCGACGTGAGCGCGGAGGTGTGGGTGAATCTTGAGAAACGGTTCGAGCCAGTCCATGGGGTGTTCTCCTTACGCTTTCGATCCAGCGGGTTTCGGTTTCGCAGCGGCCTGAGCCTTAGTCGCCTGCACCTTGGCCTGATTTATCTCTTCAGACTGCTTGAGTTGCAGCATTCCCTGGGCAGCCTGCTGGGCGAGCTGCAACTGGAACTCTTCTGCGGACTGCCGCATGTCCTGAACGTGGGCGTCCTGATCCTGCATCAGCTTCTGCTCGCCGCCGGCCTTGTTGAACAGCAACGAGAGTTGACCCTTCGCGGAGTCGGCGTCCAGCTTCTGGCGAGCCTGTTCGGCCTGCAGACCGGCCAACTGCAACTTGGCCTGCGACTCCTGCTGCTTCCCTTCGATCTCCAGTTGCTTGCCCTGCATCTCCAGTTGAGCCAGTTGCAGGTCCGCTTCGATCTTCGGATCGGGCTGAGGGGGCTGCGGAGGGGGGAACATGACGCCGCTGAGGTCGGTGTCGTGATAATCGCCCCACTTCTGCATCAGTTCGTTGACCTGCGTGAAGTCCCCGGTCTGCGTGCCATACGCCTGCGCCACCGGCAGGAACAGCGACATGACCTGCTGGTAGTTCGCCACGTCCCGGTCACGGTTGGGCCGCCGGATCGAAGCCGCGGCAATCGAGTAGCCCATCTGCCGCATGACCGATTCGACGTCGCTGCTCATGACGTGCTGTTCCCACAGCATCCGTCCCAACGGTCCCATCCGGGCCTCGACGTGTTCCCCAGTCACAAACTGCCGGGCCACCATCGCCTCGACCGCCGCCATCTCCGACTGCCAGGCGACCACCTGATTCTGCATGAACTCCGGTCGAGCCCCGACAGCGCGAGACCGGGCGGCCGTTGCTTCTGCCGTGCGGTCCTGCGTGCCGTTCTCATTGCGACCGTACGCGCTCTCGGTCATACCCGTTCGTTTCTCGAACAACTCCTCAGCAAGTTCAACGATCCTCCATGCGTCCTCCCGAGTCTCAGGTTGCTGAAGGACCATGACCTTTTCGCGGATATCAGTAATTCCCGCTGGAACCGGAATGACGACCTGATCTTTTCCTTCCTCAAGATATTTCTTGAAGTCATCCAAGTGCGGGCCTGCCACTGCCCAGAAGTCGCGGCAACTTGACCAGATGCGATTCGAAAGCCATGGCACCATGAAATTGATGAACTTCAATTCCCCCATTGCCGGTGCCAGAGGCGGAATCGGCCAGGCGGAGTCCGGGTCGGGGTAGAAGTCCAGCAGTTGCACCGGCCAGCGGTCATCCTGCCAGAGCGGGATCGGCCAACTGAACATCTCCTTGATCTCGGCATCCGTTGCACCCGGATTGTTCGGTCCGCTGGGTCGAAACGCCGCCGTCGGGCAGTTCAGCGGGTACGGCACATTCGCCGCGATCGCCAGATAGGCGTACTTCCCCACGACGTCGTCGAGGTGATTGCGGACGGAGTCGGGCATCCCGGTCATTCGCGCGCCGACGCCGCACTTGCTGAAGATTTCATACCAGACGACCAGATCGTTCGTCTGGCCGTTCGCCCGGTGCATGTTGGCGGTGCCGTCCTGCGTCTGCACTTCCGCATAGTGCCAGCAGCTTTCGAGACTCGCCCGACCCTTGAGTGACCCCGCCGGCAGTTCGAAGCGTTCTTCCAATGAGCGGTAATCGTCAACGTGCCGAATGGCGATGAACTTCGCCTGGCCGATCTTCTTGAAGTCCGGGTCAATCAGCAGGTTCTCGGGTTCCTCGCGGAAGCAGCCGGTCAGGACGCGGCCAGAGCCTGGCATGATGTAAGGCCGGGTCGTCATCACTCCGCGGCCCTTGATGAGGGCGTCCAGGAGCGACATCCACGAGTGACCAGAGAGGCCGCCTTCGGGGAGTTCCCCAGGCGTGTAATTCAGCCAATCCTGCAACAGCATCGCCACAATCTCATTATTGTTGTCTGCTTGCTGCTGTTGCTGCATCAGGGACTGCACATACATCTGCGACATCGGGTCTTGCGGCAGCATCTCGGGCGAGATCGCCAGCGGTCGCTTCGGCTCGACGGTTCTGTAGGGGACGTTCCAGAACAGGTTCGGCGCCATGATGGCGACGTACTCGAACGCCTTGTTGATCGAAATCCGGAACCGGGGGGCTTCGACACCCTTCCAGAACTTGCGGGAGTAGTCGGGGTTCCACATCGCGGCGGCCGACTTCGAGTAGAACATCATGCACTCGTCCGCCAGCTCCTTCCAGTGCTTGCGGGACTTGTGCGCGGCCTCGATCTTGGTCAGCCAGCTTGTCGTCAGCGGGCGAAGAAACTCGTAGTCCGAGTTGAAGAGATTGGAGTCCATCGTCCGTCCTTGCTGGTCGCAGTGTTGCTACACGATGCTACAGACAAAAAGCCGCCCCGGAAAGAGGCGGCTGGCGGAAGGTGGGTGTGGCGGCGGACTTCAGGCGGTGGGCGGCGGGCTGCTGGGAGACTGCCCACCGGATTCGAGTTCCTTCCGCTTCTGAGCCGCTTCGGCTTGGCGCTGCTGTTCATCGAGCAGATCCTGGTGGCGACGTGCCAGCAGGCGTTCGTGATAAACGTAATGCGCTTTGGCGGGACTTTTGCCGTCCGGGTAGGCCCAGACTCCGCACTGCTGTTTGACGCTCAGCGGCGAAGTGCCCTGCATAATCGGGTCATCTTTGTAATACACGCCCTGTTTGTGAATCGGCATTCCCCGCGGAGGAAGGATCGTCAAAGTGACCCGGCCAGGGGCCTCGATCTTGGTCACAATAGCGGCCTGCTGGTTCTCAGACTCAACCTTCCCTTTGGCATACCAGACGACGGACGTACTGATGGGCGGCGTTGGTAGTGGGCTGCCCATGTCATCTTTGACTTTCCTGATTTGCATGGGAATCGACGTGTTCATAAACATTGCTCCTGAACTGTGAGAGGGTTGTGGCAATCTTCAGACTGTAGCACCGTTGCATCCTCAGACGGAAGAGTTTCCCATTCCCCAGTGAACATATCCCGACTGGGTATTGGTCTGTTTCGCCAGAATCTCTCTCGCCTTAATGAGCGCCCGACTGGCCTGCCCGGCGTACTGCGCGGGGTCGACGTAGGCGTAGCCGCCCTGAAATGCGAGATCGATGTAAGCCGCGAAATACTCGAAACTTTGCATTAAATCGTGGATGCGGGGATTCGCCGGTTCGTCCAGCAACTGCATGTCCCCGTCGCGGTTGAGCGTCTTTTTGCGGTAGGTGTTGAACTCCCGCTGGGTCTCGTAGGTGGTGTGTTCGATGAACACGACTTGCGGCATTCCGGTGTCCTGCACCGTCATCAGTCGCCGTACCGCTCGCTGCCGCGTCACCGGCACTTTGCAACCGGGAACAAAGCCGTTGATCGTCTGCCGGCTCCGCAACCCCTTCGCACGAAACTCGGCTTCGTAGGCTTCAAACACGGTGTCGTCGCGCGCCGTGTTCGTCTGTTTCCCGATCTGCTGGTCCATGATGAACGCCTCGTAATTGAGGCCAGACATCCGCTCAGCCAGCTCCGGCGCCGTCGTCTTGGCGCTGGCCTGTCGCAGCACGAGTTCCCATTCGCAGATCGCCAGGTTTCCCATCGCGACCCCTTCCCACTCGGGAGGCGGAATCACCCAACTGTGAATGCCGGATCGGGTGTGCGACGGGTCGATGCTCAAGTAGCGGGTCCACTCTCGAGGAAGCCGGCCCATCTTCGTCAGCATGGTTTGCAAGTGCTGCCGGACGGTGGAACCGATGTTTTCCTCTTTGTCTTTCGGTCGCTTGATGAGGTGAATCCGGGAGTTGAAGTCGTACATGCTGAGCATGTCGAGCATCATTTCCCCACGGTCGCGGCGGGCGATTTCATCGTCCGACCCCATGCGCCCCAGCGACTGCTCTTTCCCCTTCGTCGTGAGGAACGGGTTCTGAGTCATCACGAGTTGATGCACCTGAATCTGCGGCTTCTCGTCGGTGACGCATTGCCCGGCCCGGTCGATCAGGTCGATCAACGCGTTGTTCTTCGTGTGCGGCCAGACCGACCACATGAACCAGCCTTCCATGTCGGTCAGGCGGTCCTGCCACTCCTTCAGGTGCGCGGCGAACTGAATATCTTCGTCGATCCAGATCCCGCTGACCGCTTCCCCCTGCTTCGGGCTCTTGGCGGAACTCGGCCAGTAGTACAGGATGAAACCGTTGTTCGACTCGAACGTCTTGAACTGGTAGCTCTTTTTCTCTTCCCAGGAAAAACTCTCGTCCTCATCCCCCTTCCAGAACCGCTTCGGAATCAGGGGCTCGGTCAACTGGGACTCGGCGAACCGCTCTGCATCCTCCGGGTCGGCTCGGTTCCAGATCCGCCACTCGCCGGTCTTCAGGTCGCGGATGCCACGCAGCGTCCCGCCCATGCCGCGTTGAAACAGCAGGCGGTGAATCGTGGCCGCGTGCGAAGAGTCCCAGCCGATGATCCAGAATTGGCGGGGGTTGCCCGTGGTGCTGACGGGATACTTGAGCGGGATTGGGTGCCCGTCTGCTGTCGTAATCGAGACGCCCAGCACTCGCGATGCGAACTCCATCGCTGCAGCGACCGATTTGCCGCTGTTTGCGTTGACGACCGCAGAGTAATAATTGTCGTAGCCGGGGACTTCGATGTCGTAAACGACGTCTCGCCGAAGGAATGTAACTCCAGTGATGTGCTTGGTTGCACTGCTCGCTGGGATGTGAAATCTGGCTGGGTGCTGTTCTGTAAAGTATCCCAGATCGAACACCGAAGGGGCCGACTCGGCAGATGTACCGCTCTCTGGCGACGGCACGTCTGGAGCGATCGATTTGCCAGTGGCGACCAGTTCGAGCGCTGGTGAGTGCAAACAAGCTCTATCAGCGAAAGCATCTCGAATTGAGATCCACTTGCCGTCGCTTCCTACGACGCGGTGTTCCAGGGTCGTCACCAATGACGTGCCGTCGCTGAATTCGACCCTGTAAAGATCGTCCGTTCCTTTTGTGAACGGGCGCAATGCCCCTGCTTTATCAAGCAAGCCGGTGCTGGGATTCAGTGCGAACACCACGAAATCTGTGTCGATCTCACCAATTGGCCGCCATTCGTCGCGGTCGGCGTCGTAGATCGGCTGCTCTGCGCCCAAGCACCGCTTTCCGCCCTTGAGGACCAGTTCAGGAGACAACGACTCATGAAATGGAAGCTGCAAAGCACTGGGTCGATAGAGGTTCAACGCTTCGAGCGCCAGTCGCTCTTTCGCCTTGCTCAGCTTCGCCCAGCGGTCTGCGCTAGTCACGTTTCTTCGCCTCCCGGATCGGGAAGTCGACGGCGTCGATCTGATCGATGATCGTGTCGCCTGGCGGTGGCAGCATCGCGTCTTTCTTCAGCAGGCCAGCATCACGCAGCACCTGCTCGAACATATCCTGACCGATCGAATCTTTGAGCAATTGGATCGCCGCCAGCTTCTGCTCGCGCTCGATCTGCTCCAGGCTCATCTTGTCGACGTCTTCCTGGTGCTTGTTCTGATTGGCGATCGCGATCAGCTTGAAGATGCCGCCGATGTGATTCAGAACGCCGACCGACCAGCCCTTCTTCTCGACGACGGCGTCCAGTCCGACCTTCCAGTAATTCACGAACAGCGGCATGGAGCCGAAACTAGAGACGATCTGCGCGACCAGTTCTTCAGTCTTTGGGAGTTTGTTGATCCCGCCCGTGCGAGACTCGATCACCAGCAGATCCATGAACTCGGCAGCCTTCTCCTCCGCCTTCGCTCGGGAGACCTTCAGGCTCTGAGTCTCGGCGCAATTGGCGCACATGCCGTCCCGCCGATCACCAAACGCGGCAATCGGCAGGACTTGCTTGCAGCCGTAGCACATGATCTTGCCGAAAGCGTCCGGAACGAGATCCGGTCGGCTCTTGATCTCGTCAAACGGACTCGGCGGTTTTGCTTTCTTGCGCGGCATCGGCTGCGCCTCCTTCCATGAATCGCAGATAATCGGCCATTGAGAAAGCTGAAAACATTTCTCCTACGGTCGTCTTCAGGTCGTTTGGATACGAATTCCACTCGGGGCCTTTTGCCTTCAGCCACGACAAAATCAGATGTCCGCGCGGAGACAAATGCCTGCTCCATGAGTGAATCGCGTCGATTGCGTCCGAGAACGCAGCGATTCCCAGTAACAGGATCAGGTCAACATCTTGCCGATCAGGGAAAGTGTTGGCCGTATTGAGCGTGTCGCCATCAATCACTCTCACGCTGGTATCGACCAGTTCACCGATATTTCCAACGAATCGCTGCAACGAGGCATCATCCCACTCGTCAATGCAGAAGATATTACCGCCATCTGGTCCCATCTTTTCGGCAAGAGCCCAGACCACATCACCATCGCCGGCTCCCACGACTATGACTCGATACAACTGCTGAGTGTTGCGACTAACATGCTGGCGTATCGCTTCGAGCGATTCTTCCGGAAACACAGTCCCAATGGTTGTTATCTTCCGCCCGTACAGCATTCGACTCTGCAAATTCCACGGGCGTTCGCGACCCTCCGGTGGCTCCTCGACCAGAGGTTCCGGTCGCACCTGTCGCTCCGGCTTGACGTCGGCGAAGTTCAGCTCCCGCAGTTCATCGCCGCCGCCCAGGTTGTTGTGAACCGCCTCGATGTAGGTCTCGCTGATCTGCGTCATCGAGATCGGCTCTGGCATCCCGACGCACTTCGGCTTCAGGTGTCCGGCCCAGGCGTCCCAGTTACAGAAGACGACGGGCTCACCGAACTTCTTAATCCCCGCCATCTGGATCTCGCGGGTGTTCGTCACGTCCTCCGTGCTGGCCTTCTGCGTCTGATACTGGTCGGTGAACTCGTAGAAGAACCAGCTTTTCATCCGCAGCAGACGCAGCGCCCGTTCCTGCGAGATCTCCCCTTTCGCGTAGCCATCCAGCACCTGACCATCCGACATCTCGCCAATCGGCATCAGGCGGAAGGCGTCCGTCGAGTAGAGAATGACGCCTGTCGGGCCGGCCGCGATCTCCTGAATCCCCCGCATCTGAGAAGCGGTCAGGCGGTCATAAGCCTTGAAGTGAAAGGCATTCTCCAGTCGCCCGGTCTCGTAGTCGGCGGCGTAGAACACATAGACGTTCTCTTCGCCCCCGCCTGTCGGATGCGGTGGAGGACCGCAGTAGGGGGAGCAAACGACAGTCGGCAGTCCCCGGCACGCCCGTTCGTAGAGGAAGTCGAACGACGTCTTCCAGAACGGCTTCGCCCAGTCCTTCTTGCCGTCGTACAGGTCCGGCTGGTTGTCCGAGTCCAGCATCAAGATCACGTCAAAGCCGTTGTCCATCGCCTTCTTGACGACCTCGTTCCGAGCCATCGTCAGCGGGATATCTCCAGCTTTCGTCACTGCGACGCGGTCGATCCGGGGGTCTTCCGCCAGCTCTTTGTTGAGTTTCGCCAGCCAGAAGGCGATCTCGGGAATGACAGTCGCCACTCCGCCGTTGCCCGCAAAGCAGTACATCGCCACCAGAACATTCAGCTTCATCGGGACCATCAGGGTGTTCCTTGCAACATGAGGGAGGGTGTGGTGTTGCGTTCGAGAGTAGCAACGATATTTCCTTCAATCCAGCGCAATAAAGAACCCCCGACGCCAGAGGGTTAGCGACGAGGGTTCCAGTCCGACCTGCATGGGACGGTCGCAGCAATGTCGAATTACTTCTTCTTTTCGGGGGCTTTCGCCTTTGTTTTCGAGGCCTGAGACTTCGTTCCGGACTTCGCCGGAGCCGTCTTGCTTCCTGGTTTCGCAGCCATGTTCGTCGTTCCTTTTGAAGGGAGAGTTGTGAATACCGTTGCCACAGAATGTCGCAACAATGCTTCTCTATCAATACAAAAACGGCCTTCAGAAGAAAACTCTCCTGAAGGCCGCCACACCCTCCCCCCGCGGGAAGACTCACTTATTTCAGAATCGCCAGATCGACCAGGATGTCCTGATTGGTCTGGGCGGTCGTCTTGGCGCTCATGGCCCGACCGAGATAGTTCAGCAGGTACTTCGCCTGCGTCCCATCGGTCGTGCCAGCGGCAGCGGAAGTCAGACCGGTCCAGGGAGCAACCCGGCCGGAAGTCGTCGCCTGGCTCGTGGCAGCCGTGAGAGCGGCCAGCACGTCCCCTTCCGCGATCGAGTTGTTCGCACCACCGGCGAGGTCGGTCTTCGTCAATGACGGGCCTTTGACGGCGATCCAGAATAGATCGTTGTTCGGAACGCCGGCAGCTGGCAGATGCTCGTCCACGACGCCCGCACATTCTTCGGCGGTCACGCTGCAGTAACCATCCACCCGCTTGCCGCGATAACCGGCCGCCCACTTCACCGTCCGCTTTGGCAGCAGGGCGATCCCCGAGACGTTGCGAACCAGGATACAGGTCACCCGGCGGTTGGACCGGCGAACCTTGGCCCCCGGCGCCTGACCGGGAGCGATGTCGTCGAAGTCGGCTCGGGCCCCTTCGACAAAGGCAGCGTCCGTTGACGCGATGGTACGGCCATCGCCGGACAGAAGCGTCTTGCCCCGCTTCGGCAGTGTCGTTGCATTTTCCATGGCGTTTTCTCTCTCGTAACGGACGACGGGGTTTCTGGTCTATGAACAGCCTGAGCAACAGGGCTTAGGCGTACTTGAAGAGCTTGCCCACATGCTTGGGCCGATAACAGACGTTCCCCCAGAAACCAACTCCCCACAGGAAGCTCCAGGCGGTGCGGGCGTCTTCGTCTGGACCTTTCATCCAGAACAGTTCCGGCATCAGGCTTCGCAGCGTGATCTGGCTGACGTTCAGCAGATACCCGGTATTGGCCGGGCAGTCGAAGTCAGCGGAGATCGCACAACCGTCCTGATTCAGCACGTTGCCGGCGAAGCCGAGGTCGGAAGCGGCCTTGTGCGGAATACTGATCCGGCGAATCGCCTCTTCGTGGTTCTTGTAACCCTGGAAGAGATTGCTGCCGAGCAGGCAGATGTCCGGCATCCCGTCCGGGCCGCCGGTGGTGGTCAGCCAGGTGATCGCCTGGGAGATGACGCGCCAGCAATTGTCTTCCCACAGCGTGGAGCCGGTGCCCCAGCTATTGGCCGACCAGTTGATGAGCTTCGGCATCATGAAGTCGTATTCAGGATCGCCCTGCCCATCCGGCCAGTCGGTCGCCAGCGAGGCGTTCGGCGACGTGGTCAGTCCGTTGGACCAGCCCCCACCGTAGTTGCCGGCGACAGTCGAAAGCTGCGACAAACCGTAGGTGTCGCTGGGAGCGGCAATGCGGTCTGCGGCAGTCACGGTGCCAGCGCCGAGGAAGGTTTCGAGACCGTGCACTGCGTTTTCGCGACCGGTCGCCTCACCATCCTTGAAGAGTTCCGCGGAGAAGTTCTCCTGCACGGATTCCTTCAGGTTGTTGGTCTTGGACTGAAACAGGTTGATGAGCTGTTCGTCGCCAGCGTTCATCGCATTCTGCTTCATACTGAGCGCGTCAGTCGCGACGTAGCCGCGCCAGTCATGCTCCAGTCGGCGGTAAGCGTCGTGGTTCGCGAAGTCCAGGACTCCGCCGTCGCCATAGGCTTCGACGGGCGGCTTCGAGTATTTCACCTGCCACTTGCAGGTTTCACCAGAGCAGTTCATTTCGATGCGGCCTTTGGCGCGAAGCATCGAGAGCAACAGGCGGCTGCGGATCGTTTCATCGACAAAGCCCTTGATGAACCGGGGCCGGGTCGTGTTGATAACGCCAATCCATTCCTGGGACATGGTCATTCACCTTAAACTGCGGGTTGCCCCTGGGTTGCGCGGAAGCCGCTGACGAACATGGAGTTCAGTTCCCCAGACGTGGCGACAACCGGGCTGTCGTACGACTGGACGTGATTCGCTCCGCCTTGCGGCTGGTGAGCAGCACGCTGCAGGGCGTTATTGAGAAAGCTGTTTGGTTGCGGTGCGGGCGCTGGTGCCGGCTGGGGAGCGGGAACCTGCGGAGTCGGTACGGGGGCAGCGACAGGTGCCGGTGCGGCCGGAGCCTGGCCGGTGATGCCCGCGTACTTCTTGCCCATCGCAATGAGCTTTTGCGGATCAGTGATCCCCGACTGCTGCAGTTCTTCGACGACGTTGTAAAACTGCTCGCCCTGCGGACTCAGCGACTTGCCGTCCTGGCCGTAGAGCCATGACGCGTTTTCGCGTTCGAACGACTGCACCGTGTTTTGCTGTTCGCGCTCCTGGAACCGCTTTTCGATGGCGGCTTCGAGATCTTGCGTCCAGGCCCGCTGCATCGGCTCCCGCAGCTTCTCGTAGAAGTCCTGATAGGGATTGCTCCGCATCAGTTGCTGCCACTGAGTCGTCTGCTGATCCATCGCCTGGTTCAGGCCGGGCAGGATCGGAGCGACGGCGGCTTCGTATCCCGGCGCAGCAACGTACAGGCCCGTGGTCTCATCAGCCCGGACCATGCCGCGCTGCAACACCTGCGTGTACTGATCCTGCCACTGGGGAGCCTTCCACTGTTCGCGGAAGTAACTTTCCGGGGTCCACTCTGGCGGGGTCGCTGGAGCAGGTTGCTGCTGAGGAGCGTTCCGCTGTTGCAGGTACGACTGGAATTCCTGAGCGAAGGGCATCAGGCCCTGGCCGTACTGCGCCAGCGGTTGAAGCCGCTGGTATTCCTGCATGACCTGCTGGGCGATTTCTTCCGCGGTCGCCTGTTCGTTGACGGTCAGCCCGAGGGCCACCGCCTGGGAATACAACTGGCTGGGAACCTGCGGCGCCGGAGTCGGGGCGACTGGCTCAACCGGGGCGACTGATTGACTGCGAAAGGTGTCGGAAAAGGCGGAGGAGAGATCGCCTTCGGGTTCCGGAGTCGAGGGGGCGGCCACAATCGGTGCGGGCGCATTGGCGACAACGGGAGCGAGTTCCGGGGCCGGAGCAGCGGGAGCGGTCGGGGTGGCAGTTGCAAGGCTCATGGTTCAACTCGGATCTGGGTGGGTGTGTGGTCCGTGTGTGACGCAAGGATTTACCAAAAACTCTGGTCGCAACATTGCTGCATCGGTACACTTGCGCAACAACGCGCACGATCGCACAGGTTTTCTAGGAGTCCACCCATGCCCATCGCAGAGATCACGACAGGACTGGAGATGCTCAGTGACTTTGCGCGTCGCCTGAAAAGAGACCACTCGACAGTCCGGCGTTGGGCAACAAAAGGGGTCTGGAACGTCTCTCGCACCCGTAAGGTGTTTCTGAAAACGACGTTGACGCCGCAGGGGAAAGCCACCTGTGAAGAGTTCTACGCCCAGTTCATCCGCGACCTGAATAAGGTCTCGCGGCGCAGGCGGTAAGTAGCAATCTTGCAGCCAGCCAGTTGACAGCGACGGCAGCGTTGCAAAGAATGCCGGGTGTCAGAAATCGCCGGCCAGCGAACAACCCGTTCTCAGGATGTTTCTCCCCCGGGAGAAGTGGTGACCCTTGGCCGGCGACCCACAGCGCATCTTGAGAACGGGTTGTTTTTGTTTATGGGGAAGGGCTGCAATGCAGACTCAGTCGTTGTCATTCATTCTCGTCCATCACAACATTGGGCGTGGAATTCCTCTTCCGACGTATCTCGACCCTTCTCAGATTGAGTCGATTTGCGCTCAGCGAGACGGGTCTTTAATACGCACAAAGACTGGTCAGACGCTCGCGGTGATTCAGGACATCACGTTGGTCATGGAACTAATTCAGCGGACATCAGACACAAAACTGGGACAGCAAATAGATCTCAATGAGGACACGCCATGAACACCGACTACCCCCAGCCCGGCCCGGAACTCGACCGACTCGTCGCGGAGGCGATTGGGATTGATTCCGATTTTCACAACTGGCGACCAGAAAACGCTTCTGCCTACAACAGTGAGCGTCACAACTGGGACTGCCTTCGTTGCAACATGGAAATTGACACTGACATGCCTTCTAAATCAGAGCAGGCAGAGATTGATGATGGAAAGTGCGTACCTGCCTATTCCACCGACTGGAACGACGCGATGCTCGCCGCGGAGAAGGCGGGGCTGTTTGATATTCCTCATGGAATTGCAATTAGCCGCTGGAAGGACAGAGATCCCGGCGTTGACGCATGGTATTGCGTAGGCGATTTGCAGTCTTCTGGAACAACGACCACGGGACCGCACGCAATCAGCATCGCCATCCTCAGACTGAAAGGGAAGTAATGAAACTTCGCAAGTCGCTGCCAGTGAAGCTTGAGTTTCATGAACTGTTTCACCTCTACACACATGAGCCTAAAGATCAGCGTGATTGGATGGCCCACACCTGCATTGGACGAATTCGCGTCCACTACGACAAAAGGGATTCAACACCAACTGATCAGCGATGGTCCTTCATGTTCGATTCCCCTTTATCAATTGAAGTAAGGGGTGATAAAGGACCATTTTCATCTCGTGACGTAGCGATTCAGGCTGCGATTGATTTTTACAATGACTTTCTCGAAAGCCTGATTGTTCTTTTGAAAGGGAAGTAATGGCCAGCAACCATCTCCTTCGTAGCCAATCCCTGCAGGAACGCCACCGCCGGGAGCGACTTGCCGCCGGCCGCGCAAGAGCGGCCCGCATCGCAGCACTGGTGGCTCCTTCGGCGCCGCACGTCCCGACAGCCTACGCCTACGGTCGGATCAGCCACGATGAGCAGGCCAAGACGGGGGAATCGATCGAGGCGCAGCAGCAGCGCACGCAGGACTTCTACAAACTGCAACTGGCACACACCAATGTCGTCTGGGGCGGCTTCTACTCAGAGCCCGGTCACATCTCCGCGTACAAGAAGAACTTCTTCAACCGCCCGACGGCGAAACTGGTTGTCGGACAGATGAAACCCGGCGATCACTTCATCATCGACAAGATCGACCGGCTCTGGCGCTCGATTCGGGACTTCTCCGAAGTGCTGACCTGGATGCGGAATCAGCAGATTAACCTGCACATCGTGAACCTCATGGGCGCTCAGGTCAGTCTCGGGACGCCGATGGGCGACTTCATGGTGACGATGATGGTCGCCACGGCCCAGCTCGAGTCCGCCCAGAAGTCCGACCGCGTCAAGGCGGCGCTCCGGCACGGCATGTCGCAGGGATACTGGAAGTCCAGTTGCACTCCGCTCGGCTGCCTGGTCACCGGAAAAAGGCCGAAGCGGCGGATTCACTGGGACTGGCCGACGCGGTCGATCATGGCTCAGATCGTCTATCTCCATGAGGAATGCGGGATCGGATTTTTCAGGATGCCCACGAGGCTCCGCGCACACATGGAAGCGATGTTTCCCGACAAGGAGTTCGACTGGCGATTCTGGACGGATCGCCGGTGTTCGCTCGGGTACATCTACGAGAAGCACTACCGGCTCGTCGATCACCCGATGAAGGTCGACTTCCAGAACATCCAACGCGGTAAGACCAAGGCCGCGCGTCACATCGGAAACGAAACAGGGACGGCAAATGCCGCCCCTGTGGGTGCCTCTTCGGATTCTGCGGCCGAGGTTCACTCGACTGGCCATGGTCCAGACGACGGAACCGCGATGTCAGCCACGTCCCCGATCAGTTGATCGAGTTGGCTGGCGTCCATTGCAGATCCCTTGGCGGCCAGTGATCTCGCCATCTTCCAGTCATCGCCCTTGTACCCGGAGTCCTTCAGCGCACGTCTGATTTGGTGTTTGGCGATCAGACCGCCTTTCTTGATCTGGGCTCTGGCCGACGCCTGGCTTTGGCACCCGCGAATCAGATTCAGCAGTGCCGTGATGATTGCGAGGATCGTGAGCGGGTCGATCGTCGCCGGGGCGTTTGGATTCGCTTCCGCATTGGCGTCCGTGATAGCACTCGTCAGCAGCGTCTCTGTGTCTTCATTCATTAGTTCTGTCCTGCGGGTGGTGGTGCTTTAAGGATGCTGTGCTGAGGGCAACAAAGCAGATCAGTCTGGAACCCAGACCTGCTTGCAGTAGCCGCCAAAGCACCGCGTCTCGTAGTGACCGCTTGGGGATTTAGGCGACCGTGCCGATTGCTCGAACTTGGCACCCAACTCCTTTTCATGAATCGCGGAGTGCAACTTCTCCTGGTCCGAAGGCGATAGCGATTCGATCACCGTCGCCGAGACACCATGCTCCAGCAGGTGCTGGCGGATCGGCCTGCCTGGATGCGACCACGTCCGGTTGCGATACCAGAGCGTGATAAACGCCTCGACCGGAATTCCTTGGACTTCCAGTTGCGGACTTCGAGACTGAACTGGGACAGGATCAGCAGCCCAGAGGGACCATGCGGTTTCGCCGTATGCGGTTCCGCACAACAACAACAGAATGAGGATCGATTTCACCAGATGCTCCAGTCGATGTTCCGTTTCGGGAAGCCTTTGAATCCCGACACGGCGAACGAATCGTTCTGCCGCAACATCTTGTTGCAGGTGTCGGCATCCACCCAGAATGTCCCGTCCGGCTGCTCGTGCCGCTTGGGGCCGCTGAAGTAGGTCGCGCCCCAGGACGAGTTGTCACACAGCAGGCCGGGCCGGCCGAAGCTGTCATCGGCCGCAATGAAGCACATACAGTGGCTCCAGCTTCCCGACGGACGGCAGAACCCGTCGTTGTCGCGTTTCGCCGTGAAACCCTGATTCGAACAGACCGGGACCGGATAGCCATTGAAGATCGCGTCGCGGGCCTGTTCGTAGGTGTTGACGAGCGCCGTCTGCTGGATCGGATGTTCGTCGGCGATCTGCTCCAAGGCGTCGGCATTCGATGGGCCGCGGTATCCCCAATCCTTCGCTCGGTCGCCCGAGTAACTGGTCAGATCAACCCCATCGTAGGGTTGGCGGAACAGGATGCCGTGATCCTTCACCGCCTGCGCGGCCCAGGCTCCAACAGATCCGTCGCCTCGCCCCAGCCGGCCCTTGCCGACCAGCACGCGGGACGTGAAGTAAATCCACTCGGTCGCCGGCATCTTTTCTGGGAACTCTTCAGCATCCCCTTTTAGGAAGATGTCCACCGCCATTGTCAGTGCGACGCCCTTCATCCAGCCGAACGACACGCAATCGCCGATCAGTTGCCGCAGGATCGGGTAAGCCTTCTCGCCATAGGCCTTTTCGAGCATTTTGTAGAGTAGGGCAATTTGCCCGGCTCCGGTTCCTGCGATGTCAGTGCCGGCCGCGCTGAGTAGCGGCATATCCTGCATGACACGCTCAACTTCCTTGTTGACCGTATACGTCCGCTCGTCCGGGGGAACCCATCCAAACGGTGGCTGTTGAATCGCGTCGCTCATGAGACTTCTCGGTGTGTTGGAACTTTTGTGGTGTGAAACGAACTCAGCAGAGACGGCGGATCAGTTTCCGATGAAGCCCTTGATTCCATTGAGCTCCTGTTGAATCCCCTGAATCGTCCCCTTCAGCGTCTCGTTCGAAGCGTCCGTAGCCGCTGGCACAGAAGCCGCCTTGGCATCCACCGCTCGAAGCCCGATCGCAATATCATCGAACGCTCCAACGGCCTTCGAGATGTCCGTAACGGGACTCATCGTCGCGACAAAAAACTGCTGAAAACTTGTCCAGCGGGACTTCGCGTCGTCGTCAATGATCACGGTCGCGCGACTTGCTGTTGCAAATTCCGACTTCAACTTGTCGAGCGTCCAACCCAGCGCGGCAGCCTGACTCGCTGAGTTTTGAAGGGCATCCGCGAGTTTTGTCGCCTCGCCCGATTTCCGATTCACGAGTTTTGCGGCGTTGTAGGCGCTCAATTGCAGGCCAGTCAGCGTTGGACCTGGGGTCGGAGGAGGCGGAACGGGCCCAGGTCCGGGACCGGGAGTCGGAGTTCCAACCTGCACTGTGTGCTTACTGACGGCAATGCTCGATTTTCCATCCACCGTCTTCGCCGTCGCGAGCAGGAACGTGTACGGCGCCGATTCCCCGGATGCAAAAACGCACTTCTGATTGCTCTCGACCGGCAGGAACGCCTTGTCGGAGTTCGCCAGGATCCAGACGAGCGAATCACAGTCAGAGCTCGAGCCATCCAAAATGATCAGGTCGCCCGGGGAAGCCTTTTCGGGGCCCTTGATGACGGAAGTCGCCTGCGCGAACGCCATGCAGGGAAGCAGAAACAGCACCGTCGCGAACGTCAGAAATTGTCGCATCGAAAAGCACCTCGCAAGGGGAAGGGTGAAGCAGCACTAACAGCAAATCAGCACGACAGTCCGTTACCAGACAGACCAGTCGACCTGCTTGAAGGACTCGACGGCTCGGTCGATCAGCGTCGAAGCCAGCGAGAGCAAAGACTTCTTGATCGCACCGTCGACCGCGGGCTCAATGAAGTTCGGGACATAAGGCAGGTCGTAAGGGACGATGACCGCGTCGATGAACTGCTCCAGAGCCAACAGCACGATCTGCTTTTTCTCGGGACCGGTGTGCGGCAACTTCTGGGCAACCCCGACGAGCTCGATCACGGCCGCCTGGACGAGGCCGACAATCTCCCACAGTGAAACGGAGCCATCCGACAGCGCGTCCTTGTACTTCGCGATCAGCCGGTCGAGTGCTTCCTGGAACATATTCGTCGCTCCCTGAGTGTGAAAAAGTGTTTTAACAGGAAGCAATCTTGCTACCACGACGCAACTTTGTCGAGAGATTTCAAGATTTTTAACCTGCTTGCGTGGAAAACACTTGCGACTCAGACAGGACGCATCAGAGCTACCCGCCTGTTGACGGCAACCGCCGGCGTCAGTAATTTCGAGACGTCACCCATAAGGATTCCTACCGCAAACGCCTCTCTTTCCGGGGGTCGTCCGCGGTGGGAATCACTGTGGGTGACGCGGCCTCCGGAAAGCGGGGCTTTTTTGTTGCGCAGATGGGAAAGACGACGTTTACGCTTTAAAGCATAAACTCGAAGCGGGACGCAGAAATGGCCTACGATCCAGAAGAAGACTTCGAAGAATCATGCCGTGGCGTCGAGCATTTCGAGGCAGATCTGGAACGACTTCTCGAACGAATGGCCGACGAATACGTCATCTCCCGCGCAGAACTGGTCGGAGTCCTTCACATAACCGCCGCCCGCATCTGCCTTTCGCAGATCGACGAGGATGATGAAGACGACGATGACGACTCAGAAAATGGCCCGGACGAACCGGAACCGGCCCCAGCCGTAAGTCAGGAGTCCACCTGATGCCACGGCCAAGCATCCTGAAACGCCTGTATTCTTGGTTGCAGTCTCGCAGAATTGGCGAGATCCGCTACGTCTGGGCAAGCCCTAAAATGAGCGGTCCACTTGAGATGCTGCTGCCTCCAGCCTTGTGGGAAGGAGTTGTCGATTTCGACAACAAGGTCCGCCTCCACATGTACCAGGAGGAATGGACCGGCTTCGACTGGGCAACCAAAGGGCGGGTCACCGTTCGCTTCAAAGACGCCGCCGATGTCATTTCAGGCAAAGTGCAACCTGAACTGGAGCGGTTCTGATGCGGGCTGAAGACTGGTCAGGTTCTGGCTCTCAGCGAAAGAACGCAGGAAATCCCTGCCTCTACCCACACGCTTCTCGCCATAAATCACTTCCCCAGAACTACTTCGTTCCCGCCGGCACGCCCGCCCTCTTCAAAAAGGTCGGCGACTCTTCCTGGCGACCCATCACCACCAAACGGGAAAACATCTTCGATGATACCTACAGGTCCACCCAGGCCACCTACGTCTTCTTCTCCGCAGGGAATCTCCTCTGCGTCAAAAAGAACCTCGTTCAGCGACAGCCGCAAGTATCCGACCAGCGGCAAAACCTTGGCACCAATAGCCATGAGTCGGATCGGTAAAGCAGCCCAGAACCGACCGGGAGGCCGAACGGCACCCGACAATCGATGGGGACCAAAAGGAGAGACATCCGCCTCGCGCTAAAGATCACCAGCGCCCTTGACGCGAGGACCGGCCCTACATTCCAGGGCCGCGCCGGTAAAACACCGGGGATCGATCCTTGCCAGCCATCATGGCCGGCAAACACAGGGACCAGACGCGAGTAGCATCCGCCTGGCCTAGCCCGACAGACTGCAGTCGTGCGCCACCTCCAAGCGCCAGCACACTCGCTGGCCGACAGCCATTGACGATGGCAATGACGGTTTTGGCCTCCACGATTCCTTCCGGGTCGTCTCTCAAGGTGCTGGTACGTCATCACTTAACCCATTCTGGATTAAGTGTATCCCACCCATCTTACCACCCCGATTTTGAACTCGCGTTCTCGGGAGGGAATATGAAGTCAAACGCCGACTCGAATGGGGGCCTCCCCCGGGTGGTCGGAAAACGCGTCCGCCAGCAAAAACACAGGGTTCCAGAGAGGTTCCCGGTCTCTCCGCGCCGAACGGAAGCTGCAAAGCGTTGTGAGATATAGACTTACGACGAACTGAATACGCCTCTCCACCTCTCAATGGGGCCTATGCGTATCACAACGCTTCATATCCTGAGTCATCATCACTCAGTGTCATAAGCGTAGTGTAGGATGCAGGTTGCAGCAGCAGTGGAGCTGTAACTGCTGACTGCGGGTCACCGCCCAGGAAAGAGACCTGAATGCTTGTCATCACATAGCGGACCAGTTGCCAGGATGAGGTCTGATCTCGACACTGACCTCGTCTCAATGCTCTGCCGTAACGTCATTGTGTCATAGGCTCTTGCGGCGAACATGAGCGCATAAAAAAACCCCTGCGAGACCATTCAAGGCCTTGCAGGGGTGAGAGTGTGATTCAGATCACTACTTGCCGGTTGCAGTGTCCAGAAAGGCGCGTCCGGCTGCGGCAACGTCTTCCCGGACCAGACTGCGGAAGATGTTGATACTGATCATCTTTGGACGACTGACCCCGTTGCTGATCTCGACACAATCGGGAACGCCTGCGTCGGAGCTGCGACAGAGTCCGAAAGTGATCGGCTTGCCAGGGGCGCTGGATTGCAGGGCCGCGATTGCCGCCGCTTTGACGGACGCCGGAAGGTTTGTGCCTTTCAATGCATCGATCTGAGTCTGCAGAGCGGTGTCGACACTGGACGGGACAGCGCGAACGCTGGTCGGGTCGAGATTCCATTTCCCCCGGCTATTGGGGTCGCTCTTGCTGGTCTTGTTGGTGGTTGCAGTAGCCATAGGTCTGAACTCCGGTTTGGGTGTGATTCGCCCTGTCTCGTCAGTGTCAGGCGGGCAATCCTGACAGACCGGCCAGCGCGGCCGGTTTCGACTCTATTCCTGTCCGCCGAATGTCCCCTGCTGTGAGGCCCGGCGGGTCGCCTGAGACATTCCCAGCAGTGCGACGTACATTTCGTCGACTTGCTGTTCCCAGCGTTCCCGGTTGGCGGGTTGATAGGTCAGGGTGTGACCCCGTTTGACACGGCTGACAGCGCGGAAGATTGCCAGACCGGGATCGGTTCCGGCATCCATATCGACGATTGCGAAACCGCACGCGTCCTGACAGGCATCGTCGAGGTCTTGCGGCGGGATCGCGTGTTTGAGGCGTTTGCGGATGGCATTGCGGAATCGCGGCCAGTTGATGATCTGACTGGTTGAGTCGACCCCGTCCAGACTGTCGGGTTCAGCGTTCTGGTGTTTCATGTTCTTCTCTCCGGTTTGGGTGTGGCTGATGCGGTTGGCAGCGTCGATGTTACCTATCTAAACGCCTGAAACCCCATGATTCTCTCACTCAATTTGACACGAATTCTTACTGCGCCGGTACTTGCGGCGACGGTCCTGAGTCTCAAGGGAATAGATAAAACTGGCAGCGGCAACGGTTTGCGGAACCATATCGCTTGCGAACCATCGCCAGAACAATTTTTCGGCGCTGAATCCATTACCGCCATTGAAGTTATGTCCGATTGGCGGCGCTGCTGTACTACTCCGATTGCCGCCAGAGGCTGCATCCTGGTGAAGTCATCCAGTGCCGCCAGAGGGCTTATGTGGGCAGAGTCTCAGGGGAATGAGATAGGCTGGTCGGCCGGCTCGAAAATCTTTCGAGATTGGTAGCGTCGGTGCTGCACAAAAAGTGGTTTAGATAGGGCATCACACTCAAACTGTGGAGGGTTGAATGAGCGAAGCGAAGCACACACCCGGGCCGTGGAAATTTGAAGAAGGTGACAGGACACGTGGAATGATGAGCGAGGTCTTCAAGGAAGCAGACCCGCAATTTCGGATTGGTTTCGTCACCTGCGAATCTCACAACTCCCTGCAGCGGGCGGAAGATATCTGCAACGCCTGTTTGATTGCCGCCGCCCCGGAGTTGCTGGAGGCCCTTGTGTCTGCTGCGCAGTTTTGCAGGGCCTGCGAAGAGTCTGGCAGGAGGCCGTTTAATTTGACTCCGCTGAAGCAAATTGAAGCTGCCATCGCCAAGGCCACCGGCGTCCCTCTCGGCTGGACCAGCGTCGAAACCTGATCCCTGCATTCCCTTCCCCTGCCCCTTAACCGGAGACCCCGAATGGACCCGAATGCAACGTGGAGCCTGCTGTCTCACCTGCTGGACAGGGAGATGAGCGGCGATGAGGCGGTGGACGCGATTGGCCTGTGTGAGGGGCTGATCGGCTGGCTGGAGATGGACGGCTTCATGCCGGCGGAGATCTCGCTTGTGATGGGCCGCAGGGCGTTCCTGCGGATGCTGAGGGCCACGCTGGAGTGGCTGCACTGTACCGCGGACGTTTTGGGAGTCTGACGCATGTTTCAGTGGTTCACGGTGGTTGGATATTTCAACGACACTGGTCTGGCTTATGTCGGCCATCACCATTGCCTCGAAAAGGACGCTGCGGCGAGACAGGCGTTCGAGATCAGTGACCAGATGGTCATTGTGGCGATCTTTGAGGGTGAGCAGTGCGATGTCAGCCTCAATGAACACTGCATGACCGGCCCAGAAGACCTCTGATCGAGATGCGGGGCCCTTGTGATCAGGGGCCTCGATTCCCGCTCAGTCCCGTTCCCTTTCGAAGGAGTTTCCCGATGTCGAGTTCCCGCAAATGTTCGTGGTGCGATCGCCAGGCTGTTTACCGCCTGAGTTCGAAGCACCGGGTCGATTACGCCTGCGAGGACCACAACCGCAGTTGGGGCTCGAGCTACGGCGTCGTGACGGCGCTGCACACTCCCCCGGCGCCGGCTGAAGCTGCGTGCGAAGTGGGGGATCAGTTTGGGTATGGGGTGTTTGAGGAATAGACTCCTGCAGTCTCATCGTCACACCCATCCCCCCAGAGGATCGAAGCCGTGCCAAAGAAGATTTGGGAACCGCAGGCGATCTCGGTCGCCGTAAAGCTACATGAAGTTCTTGCAACGATCGAACTGTTGGAACCGAAAGCCAGGCAACACATGGTCGCCTTGCTCGACAAGATCAGCGATGCCGCTCCGCCAGTTTACATTCATGAGAAATACGACCCGCCGTTGGGTATTCGGTGGTCTAAGCAGGAACGGCTGATCTGCAAGGCAATGTCTGAGATTGTCAAAGATCCGCGTAGCCGGACCTGAGTCTCAGGCCAATAAGTAATCGTTGTTGAGCGGCGGCCGTGGTGGTCGCCGTTTTCTGCCCGGTTTCCGGTGACCGCCTTTTTTGATTCACTTCTTTCAGGAGAACTGCCTTGGAGATCAATGGCAGAGAACTGCACATCCGCACGAGATTGAACCGCGACACACGGGTCAGGCTGGCGCTGCGATACCTGCAACTCTTGTGGCCTGACAGCGTCGTGGAACCGTCCGTCAGCGATGACGAGGCGTTCATTTACCAGAGCAAGGAGTCGCAGGAAAGCTGGGATAGACTCGGCCGCACCGACCAGAACGCCCCGCAGATGGTGCAGTTGATCGTCACCCCGGACGGCTTGACGTTCGTCCATGATGGACTGGATGAGGCCGAGATCAGAAACACCTTCGCCAGTAATGCGATTTTCTCCTAAACTCACAGGGCGCTCGACGCCATCAAGGAAGCCGCTCCCATGTTGAAAGCCCTGTCCGTCTTCGAACGCTCGTCCTGCGCGTGTTCCCAGTGCCGCCAGACGTGCCGATCCGGAAAGCCGGGTTGCCTGGCCCCCTCGGACGTCGACCACATTGCGGAATACATCGGCCTCGACGAGGCAAGCGACGAATTCATCCGCAAGAGCTTCCAGGCGTGCGTTGACGGGCCTCGGACCGCTGTGGCAGACTTTCCAGACGGGGAGACGCCAGCTATTCGCCCTCGCGTGCGTAAGGACGGCTCGTGCATCTTCCTGGGGCCGGACGATGAATGCCTGATCCATCCGGTCGCGCCGTTCGAGTGCGGTCGGGTCGATGCCTGTGATCCTGCCAGCGGAGCCGCGGCAATGAAGCGGCTGGGGTCAGAGATTGCCGGGTCGCGGGATTACGTCATGCTGTGGAAGTGGTTGTTGGATCAACAGAATGGAATCACAGCCTGACTGCCGCCAGAAAACAAAAAGAGCCCCGTGCGCCGGACCGCGTATCGGGGCTTTTTTCATGCGCTGCGTTTAGTGAGTTTTATGTCTCGACTTTTTCGTCTCCTCTGGCGGATCTTCCGGAGCAGGCTCATCAGGCTCGGGAGCCACCCGCAGATCTTCGTTGATGTCGATGATCGCGTGCGGATCGTCCAGGGCCTTTGCAGCGTCATTCAGTCGATACTGCTGGGCCATGTTTCGCAGCGCCGTCCGCACGATATTGGCCGGCGAGTCGCCGACCTGCTTGGAGAGTTCGTCGATCGCCACGCTTCCCGCGGAGGAGACGTCGAACTTGGGTTTGTATTCGGGCACGATTGCACGTCCTTTTGGTCAAAGTGAAAAAACGGGTCTGAAACTTCAATCTGTCAGTCAGTGATTGAACCGGAGCGGATCAGTCGTCGTCGTCATCGCCGCCGGCATAGGCGGGGCTCTTGATCTTCTCGGTCTTGAGCTTCGGTTCGTCCTCGACCTTGAGCCACTTGGCCCCTTCGTCGATGCGCACCTGCTTGATGCCGTGTTCCTTCATGATCGAGATGCAGTTCTCCTTGGCGGAGTTCACCAGTTCGGTTGCCCTGTGCTTCGCTCGCAGTCTCTTCATGTATTCGTCCACGGCATCCTGCACGGGGGCGGGAACGTCCTCGACCCAGTCTTCGTCGAGCGGAGGCTGACGGACCACTTCCGCCGCATCTTCCTCCTGGTTGCTTGCTCGCTTCTTCGCCATTCTGGTGTTCCTCTTTCAAAACATGGGTGTGGAGGCCGCCGCAGTAGCAGCCCCAAAGTGAAATTGCGTCTCCTTGACGACGGTCGCCACGGCTTCGCGCTGCTTCTGATTGGTCATTTCAACGGTTCCGACGGCTGCAAGCCCCATTGCAAAGAGCGCCCAGGCGTCGACCTCGTCGTTGCTATCGAAGATGCGTCCGGCCTGCTGCGTGACATGCGCGATCATCATGTCTTTCTGGCCCTTGCCGGCGCTGGTGGTGAACTTCTTGAGCGTCGAAGGGGGGACTTCCAGGATGTACTGGCAGTGATCGACAATGTGCCATCGCAGCACGCCTCCCAGTTCCGCCAACTGTTCCCGGCCGAACTTGGCGCCCATCGCGTAGCCCTCGATCAGAATCAGGTCCGGCTTAATTGAGGCGACGTGCTGATCGATTTCCCCAATCATCCTCTCGATCCGAGTAATCCGACCCCTCACGTCCTTTCCGATGGCGGGGGCAGAGAACCTCCGCATCTGGAACTTGCCGTGCGCGCGACCGCTGCAGATGGCGGTGTTGCTCAAACTCGGGTCGATGCCCATGACGAGGGGATGCGTCACTCGGTTTCTCCTACAGTCTTCACTGGCACACAGTCATGCACAATACCAATCCACCCGCAGTCTAAGCACTTGCTACTGTTGCGGTCCTCGTCGCCGATGCACCCCATGCAGGTTCGCTCATGTCGCGTTCCCACGCATTGAGGGCAGGCCGCGTGAGCAACGTGATATTCAGCCGTCTGCGTCGGTGCTCGGTACGGTTCTGGTTTCGGCTTCGGTAGCCAGATTCCGTTTTGGTTGTTGTAGGTCATTGGTCGCCTTTCAGTGCCTTGTCTGCGATGTGCCAGGTTGCGGAGAACGCCGCCACATTCGGACCGGCAACAGCCACCTGATGTGCGCGGATGTGTTCGAGGGCCAGCTTGTACCGGTCGCGCTCCCCGGTCAGCGCCGCGATGTGTGCCAGCAATGTGCTCACGGCCTTACTGCCATTCCGTCCCATCGGGAATCGCTCGGCAATGGCCTTCAGTTCGTCGTCGGTCAACGCGGAGGGTGGGGTTTCGCTCATTGTTTCAGTGCCTCTCCTCCGGCAGGGGTGATTGCAATTTCATCGTCGGGGTGGTTCTGATTGAAAGGCCGCTCGCGACTTACCCATCCTTTTTCGATGAGCGAGTCAATCGTGCTTCCGCGACAGACCTGCAACTGCTTCCACACTTCCCACGGACCAAAAACTGACAACGCCTCCAGCGCTCGTCTCTGCTCAGGTGTCGGTTTCATCTCTCGCTCTCCGGGGCCGGCTGGTTCTGTTCCTCAATTGCCTCGTCCACGCTCTCATCGAAAGACTCGGGTGCCGCAACGTCGCGGCTGAATTTGCCGTCAGGCCCAGTGAAGTTGGTGCCGTCGATGATTTCCATTAGTACCGAGTAGGTCATCTTCCGCAGCGCCCGATACCGCCGCGCGTCCTCTTTGTCGCTGCGTTTGCTCACGTCCCCTCCCCCCGCTGGGCAGCGATTGCGGCGTCTGCGTTCATTGCTGCGTCGATGGCTTCAATCGGACTGTCGCACCACTCAGTCTGAAACAGCGACTCAGACCCGTTGAGGCACTGAACGGCGTACCCGCAATGAAAGTCGATACCGCGTGAACGGCGTAGTCGAAACTCGTTGGCATACATCCATTCGAATCGTTTCTCCGCAGCCGCCAGCTTCTCCCTAATGAACGACGTTGGTGACTCGGAACTGACAGGCAACATCCCACACTCTTCGGCGATATCGAACAGAGCCTTCGAGAATGCTGCCTGCGTGCCGGGTTCAATGCAGGCCCTCAGCCCCTTCTCCCGTTCTGCGGCGGCGGCGAGTTGCTGCTCAAGACCTTCGATCTTCAGTTCAAGGTCGCATCTGGCAATTCCGAAGTTGATGATATCGTCCTGGATTTCGCGTTCCTTTTCCGCAAGCTGCTGCTTGAGCTTGTTGAGCTTGGCGTCCAGCACAACGCAGATATCACCCCAGTGCGAATCAGGGGACTGCATTCCTGCGATGGCGACGAACTCTTTGCGGTACTTTTCTGCGAAATCGTTGACCTTGTTCAACCGCTCAATCTCCGCCCTCGCCTCGGAAAGTTGCTTGTCAATCTGCCCCTCTCGTTCGATGGCCCGTGGCGTCACACTCAAGTCGAGCAGCTTGACATAGCCAGGCACTTGAATATTGACCGCAAATCGCCCATGCGGTTTATGCGACGAAACGCCGATAACTTGACCTTTCAACGCCTCGCAAATCGCGTCGATCAGCGTTTGGCAATCCGCTGCTTCATCGGTCCACGGCACTGCAATCAGGTCGCAGTCCCGCTTCATTGAGCCGTGCAGCCCGACAGCGTAACCGAGCTTTCTTGCGGCCGACCATATGGCTTGGAAGTCTGGCAGACGTGGGTCGATCCACCCTTCCGCCGGATTGTCGTACATCGGTGGCGCGGTGAAGTTCGGCCATGCGGTTGCCGCAAGCTGCCCCTCCAACTCCGCGAGGCGGGCGGACTGGCCTTGCATTGCCTTGGCTACTGCGCGAGTGGTCGGGTTAATTCGTTCGCTGCTCACGTCGCGCCTCCGCTGGGGGTCTTCAGTTGTTGAATCCATTCAATCCGACTGCGAATCTCGGATTCCAGTTTCGTGTCGGCATATCCAATCGCATCAACCAGCAGCGACGACTCCTTGCAGTAGAGCGTTGCGAACTTATCTGCCGGGTCGATTTCCCACAGGTTGTCGAGCCTGTCGATGAGCTTCATCACCTGCGCGTAGTGCGGTGCCTCAGTGGCATGCCTACGGTCCCACTCCTTGCGTTCTGCTCTGGGCAGGTGGGAACCCTTCGAGGGGTTGGTGAGCCAGCCAACTGCACTGGCGACTTGCGGTCCAAATGCGTCGTGAATGTTGCCGAGAGAGACGTTGCAATCTTCGACGACATCATGGAGCCAAGCGGCGGCAATCAGTTCGTCGGTCGCAATCTTGTGAAGCGTGACCTGACCTGCCACTCGCATTGGGTGTGTGATGTAAGGTCTGCCTGTGTACTTGCGGACCTGACCGTCGTGCATCGTCTTTGCGAATAAAGCTGCTGCCTGTACGAGAACACTCACGCCCCACCCCCTTTCGCGTGCCTGGCGAGAACTGCATCACATCGGTCGTGAATTGCCTGAATCCACTCACATACCTGCTTGAGTCCCTGTTCGTTTCCGTTCTCGCGGTGATGTGCCTTTTGGCTCCCGAGAGCGGCCAAATCGTTGCGAGCCTCAGTCAGCACCTCGACAAGCTCCCGATCCGCCTGCTGCTGGCCTTGGGTGAATCCGTGGCGGACTGATTTCTCAACGGCATCGGCAACTGAAGAGAGCACTGCATAAGAATGCGAGTCTTGATTCCAGCAGACGAAATGAGCAGCGCGAACTGCTCGCTCAACTCCCTTGGCATCACCCCACGGCATCTGCACATTCTCGCTCGCGGTCGGGTCGGTCATCATTTCTTTGCTACCTCCCTCATTAGTTCCTGAATCGATTGCCAGTGCCCGTTTATTAGCCCTGTCACACTGCTTTGAAATTGCGATGCGGCGTCCACTTTCGCCAAAGTACGGCGGGCATCTTGCATGTCTTTGTCGTGTCGGTCGGTTCCGTAAGATCGCACCGCACGGATGGCGTCGTCCTGCGCGACATGGTCCCAGAACGATGCCTGCTTTTGGATGCCTTCAAAGAGTGATAGGCGAATCTTCCACAGGCGGTCGATTGGCGATTCTGGCTTCTCGTTCTTTTCTGGCGGGGCGGTCGGGTCGGTCACTTTGCTTCTCCAATGTTACGCAGGTAAGACGATTCGAGGTTCAGCCAGATTTGAACGCTTGTTCCGAGTCCCTTTGCGATGACTTCGGCGAGGTCTCCAAGCCTGATTCCATATCGATGCTCACAGCCAGGCTCAGCGCAGGCGACGTACATTTCAATCGCCAGTGTGTTCACCGGGTCGCCTTCTGCGAGGTCCGCAGCAGTGATGCCGCGAGCCTCCATTTCGTCCTTCAGGTACTCACCGGGGTGGAAGGCGAATGCTGGGTTGGGTGTCACGTTTCACTCCCCTCGAAAGTCGGTATGCGGGACGGGTCTATTCAAGTCGCCACACTCGAATCACGCCTTCACTCTCAATGTGTCGCGTGGCATACTTTCTCTTCGTCGCGGCCTTTTCGACGCGAAGGCGAGACATGAGGCGATTGCGTATCTTGCTCAGCGGCAAGTCGCCACCACAGGGAACGTCAAAGCAGTCCCCGGCTTCCATCTCTGAGAACGGAAACTCGGACTTCTTTGCTTTGGAATATGGGATGTCTTTTTTGATTTCGTACATTGTCGTGATGCCAGTTGGTTGTCAGTTTCAGTGAATCGGAGGTCTGCGGGACGGGTCAGGCGTTGTCTTTGGACTGACCTGTTATTGCTTCTCGGATGTGCCTGAGTGTTTCACTAATGAACACGAAATACAGCCAACCGATTGCCAGGCACTTGAATCCGAGGTCAAGCTGCGTGTAGGCCAGCATTGAGGAATATAGTTCCCAGCACACTATCGCGAGGCCGCCCCATGCCAGTAGGTGAAAAGTCACTCGCTTCACTTCGACACCGTTCCTTCCAGTTCCCGTTCCAACACCTCAACCCCCGCTCGCTTCACGTTCTCGGTCAGGTCGCCTTCAACGCTTCCAGTGCCTCGACAGCAGCGAGCTTCGCCTGCTCACCAAACTCTTCGTAGCTGCATTCGTGCCACTTGCGGTCGGGTGCTTCCGTCAACCGCCACTCGACGTGATCGGTGTTGAACTCCACTTCCAGCCAGCAGCCGGTGTGCGGTCGATGCTCTTGGATTTTGCGGCCGGTCTGCTGGATGAGTTCCATTGTTTCCAGGGACGCGGCTGGCTCGCGGTAGGATGCGACGTGGGATTCGAGCGGTTCTTTAACGAAGTGCCGTTCCCGCAAGTTCCACATCGCCAGTCCGATTTTCTTCGCCGCCTGCCAAGCATTTGTGAGCGCGACGTTGTCGAACAGTTCAGCAGGTCCGCCGTTCAGGTTGGCGTATTCGCATACGGCCTCATTGAGTCGGTCTGCGTTGTCCCCAACACTCCCGTCATCCCCCGTGAGCAGAAACCTCACCCGGTCGTCTAACGCCTGCCCGGTCAGTTGCGTGGTGGTTGTCATGTCGCTTTGTCCTTCTTGTCAGGTGTCAAGCAACAGTCGCTGGATCTGCTCGCCTTAGCCACCCCTCACGACTGTCGCCGAGCCGACCGTCAAGTTCGCTCTCGGATTCGGGGTGAAGATGCATGTCATTCACAAGTCGAACGTAGAGCTTGTGCCACCACCGTTTAATACGTTCGTCTGGGTGCTTGTAACCAAGGATTTCTACGGCATGAAGCAGATGAAGTTGAAAGTGGTGCGGGATGCCATCAAGAGATCGCAAGTATTCATCGCAATGGGTGTCCATCAAATACTCCCACTGATCGTCGATAATGAGTCCGACAGAGGGACCCGTGAACGATCCGCCGTTGCTGTCGTATGGGTTTTCCAGAACCTTGCCATCGGTCGCGGAGACGAGCACACATCTCCGGAACCAACGAAGCAGCATCTTCACGGAACCGTATTTCGGCACACCATCGGGGCCACGGATGGCCGTCAGTAAAACCGTCTGCTGCATCATTGGAATCGTCTCGGTCCACGCTTGCATTACTCTCATTTCACGGTTCCTTTATTGGTTACAGTCTTTACTTCTCGTGTTCAGCATTCACGCTGTCTGGCGCACTCTCGCAACGCCCTGGTTTGCCTCAAAAACCGCTCTCGCAAACCCCATCGGAGTCGCGCTTCTCAGGTTCGCCCTGTCATTCGTTGGCGGCATCAGGTGCATCAAGCTCCCCTGTGCCGGCGGAACTGCTCGCGGCTCTGGCATAACGAACCCCCCCCCCCGTCCAAAGGCACGTTGACTTCGTGTACTCGTCGCCGGGCGGGTCCAGGTATCCACCGTAGTCGCAAGGGTCGAAGATGCTGTTTGGCTTCCCGTGAATCCCGCTAATGCGTCCGACAGGGTTTTCAATCATGAACGGACAGCCCGCCCAGTTCGCCGCGGTGTACGCAGCGTGAAAGCAGTCCATGCCGTCCCGTAACATCGGCCACGATTTCTTCGCGAAGTCCCTGGCGCCGGACACTGCCAGATGAGTGCATGGAGGGAACGCAAACAGAATCAGCGGCCTGTCAGGTGGCAACCACGAGCGGGCGTCACCCCAGACGAAATGAATGTTTCCGTCAGATCGGTCCCGCCGGATGCTGTGCTGAATGTCGACGCAATAGCACTGGAAGCCGGCGTCGGCCCACGGTCGCACCATGTTTCCTGTGTAGTCGAACAAGCTCACAATGATTCCGTTCACGCTCACTCCAGTATCAGTTTCTTGTAAATGCACAGCACCACGGTGATCGCAGTGATGACGATGGTCCAGGCGTTGAGAGCGTTGATTCTTGGCGGTTGTTTCATTTGTTTCATTCCCACAATTCCCCCGCAAAATCCGGCCGGGGCTGTCAGGGCTGGCGGTTGTCTTTGCTCGGTTGTGGCTCGAAGCACTTCCCTGACCACGCCATGTTTTTGATGCGGTTCAGACCGGCGCTCGACCACCGCTGAACAATCATTGCGTTCACTTTGGCCCAATCAGTCGGCCAGCTCGATCTCAACGCCAAAGCATAGGTCTGTGCAATTTGACGCTGATTGCAACCTTGTTTGATTTCGTTCTCAATGACCATTTCAACGGCCATTAGTTCGCTCACAAAACCACTCGTTTCAGTTCCCATCTTCATCGCTCCAGGTTGGCCGGGGGGCTAGGCTTCTTTTCCTTTTCTCCGAGTCCGATTGCCAAGTTGCAGTGGCACCGGAACTCCCAGTTTTTGAGGATGCCGTCACATCGCGGGCACCTCCACTCCCACGGTTTCGGTTCGCGATGCTCAGCCATTGGGGTTATCCTTCCCGCCCCGACCGGCAGCGGCGAGGGCTTTACGCAGGTCTGCTGCTGCCACGTCGTCACCATGCCAGTCCAGTTCATCCGCAGCCTTCAGTGCAGCCTCGACCAGCCCGTCCATCTGCCGCCGCAGGTCCGTGGGGGAGTCGATGCCTGCTTCCTCGATCGCACGGTCGAGGTCTTCATTGAACGCGCCGTCTTCCGATGCGACAAGTGCGACTTCGGCAAGCGCGTCCCAGTGCTGATCTGTTGCACTGCGTCGAAAGTGGGAAACAAACTTCCGTCGCCATTCGTCGGTTGTCAGCGACTTTCTATCGTTCTTAGTTGCCTGGCTCATGTGGCCTCCTTCAGTGTTTTCAGTGTCTGTGTCATGCAGAACGCGAACGTGCCCGTCGCGAGCTTCTGCGGTGATGTCGTCGGAGTCAGTGACGTTGGCAGGTGCAATCTCGGAAATGGTCCGTTCGTCGCTTTGATGGTGTACACCGATTCCGCGAGACCGCCACGGGTTTCATTGCATACAAACTTCAGGTTCGTAATCGGCAGTCCGTCCCTGCAGATAAGTTCCATCGGGTCCGTGATCGGTCGAGGCCGGTATCGAGACCTGCCTTTGCCTCGCTCTTGCGACGGAACTCGAAAGGTGTTGTCCCCAGACTCTTCGATGAAGATGCGCCAGTCCGCAGCGACAATCACGTCGATGTTGTAGAAGTGGCCGTCGTCGCAGCAGACGTAGATATATCCAAGGCTCATCACTCAACTCCCATCTCGGGGTCAGGGGCGTGATACGGTCAGGGTTCGGGCAGTGCGTCGACTTCCGCGTCGGTCATGTTGCGAACATGGAAAGTCACCGTCACTGGACCTCCGAGCGGGTCTCGCTGGATGTCTTTGAGAACCTCCCCCATCAGATGGGCCAGCGATTCACCGCAGTCGCCTTTCTCGTGAAGCCTCCCGACGTACGTTTGGCAGTCGAAAACATCGGCCTCAATAAACAGTCGTTGTGCCATCATCGCCTCGTGTTGTTTGGCAGGTTTGAACTATCCGGAAATTCCGGACAGTTGCTGTCAGTGGTTGAAACTATGCCCGTCGAGATGTGTGAAAGGTGCCCGTCTCTCCGGGCTGTCACCGCGTCCGTGCTACGTTTGCGGTTTGCTGCGGCGGCCTCCAACCTCAGAACTCACCTTCCAGTTGGAATCCCCGTCTTCAACTGATAACAGTGGAGGTGAGGGGGAACATTTCATCGAAGTGGTCGCGTCTGGGTTCGAACCAGAAACTACTCTCGCCTTGCAAAGCGATTTCATGCACAAGGATGGACTTTTGGCGTCGTGGGCCTGAATGCTCCACGGATCGTGGATAGCAGCCACATGCAGCCGCAGTCTCGTTTTCCGTGTTACAGTTTCGGCGACCTCCGTTCTCCACGAACGGCGCTCTGTCGTCTGAGCTACCACGCTTCCCGCCCTCATGGTGTCTGCCAATTCCACCACGCGACCATGTTGCCGCAGTTAGGGTCGCGGCTCACCCGAGTGCTGGTTAGTTCTTCATGGCTGTTCTCCTGTTGCTGTTGAATCGAAATACTGTCCTCATCCACTGCCTCAAGCCCGCGTGAACGGGCTGTCTCGGCTCAACTTGTTTCAATAAACCGCGTGATCCCTATGGGGTTGTAGAGCACTCAGACTCGCGGCATTAGGTGCTCGGCCAGCTTTCATTCCACTCGCATCTGGCCCCTGCTTTTGGTGTGGAGTGACTCAACTTGTCGCGGGCGGAAGGGCGGGGCGGCGGCGTTACCACGACCATTCGCTGACGATTTCACATCGCTGCACTTTCACAATCTCGCCGTCTTTCACTGAAACATCCGCCGATTTCATAAGTGCCACCTTGTCTCCGAACCGGCAGCAAAGGACGGCACCTGGTCGAACTCGCCATGCGAACCGCTCTGAAGTCACGCACGCGAGACCCGTGGCAGAGACCTCAATTGTCGAACACTCACCAGTGATGACCGCAGCACCCCTGTCCCCGGAAGCCGTCGCAGCACCCCTGTACCCGGAAGCCGTCGCAGCACCGCTGTCCCCGGAAGCCGTCGCAGCACCGCTGTACCCGGAAGCCGTCGCAGCACCGCTGTCCCCGGAAGCCGTCGCAGCACCCCTGTCCCCGGAAGCCGTCGCAGCACCGCTGGCCCCGGAAGCCGTCGCAGCACCGCTGTCCCCGGAAGCCGTCGCAGCACCCCTGTCCCCGGAAGCCGTCGCAGCACCCCTGTCCCCGGAAGCCGTCGCAGCACCCCTGTCCCCGGAAGCCGTCGCAGCACCGCTGGCCCCGGAAGCCGTCGCAGCACCGCTGGCAGCCATCTTCACCCACGCAACGTGGCCGGGAATCGTCAGCTTCAGTGCTTCTGAATATGCGCCACAAAAGACCACTTCAGGGCATCGACAGGCTTCGTCGTTGGGAACCGCTTTCACTTTGTCGCCGAGATCGATCACGTCGTCAGGATGCGCGGCAAAGACAATCCATGTCGCCCCAAAGTCTGGGAACTTTCCTTCCCCGAGACCGAATCCCCATGCCCATCCGAACAATCCGCCACTGCTGCAATCAGGTTCTCGGCTGAACTTCGCGGGACGGACAGGACCGCTCTTCGGCCACACGAAACCACCGTGCGAAGTCAGGTCGTTGTTCACGACTTTTAGAATCAGGACTTTGTCGCCTCCGTTGGTCCATTGGTGGCGCGGCGTGATGACTTGTTCGGTTTCTTGTGGCATCGTGAAATCCATGTAGGTAAGTGAAAGTCGCTATTCAAAGTTCCCCCAGCTCGCCGGCTGGTTACTGTTTCAATTCAGCGGCGACAGCATCTTCCGACAACTCCTCGCGCAACTTGGCGATCAGAAGTTCCTGCCGCTTAATCTTCGCCTTCGCCTGGCACAGCACTCGCGTGGTACTGGGGCGCGGACTCCTGTACCTGCGAAGGTGGTCGATCTCGTCTTGAATGCGTTTCCTGAGTTGGGACATTCCTCACTCTCCTGGTTACTTGCGAAGTTCCGCGAGCAGGGCGTCTGCTGCTTTCTTGTATCCGTGAAACATCGCCTCCTCGCAGGCGACCATGAAGAACGAAAGTGTTCCTGCGTTTACTTCCCGCACAAGGTCTGCATATCCCTTCATGTCGTCATCCTCAAACAGAGCGATGACCCACCGTCGAAACCGCACAAGGGGAATGTCCCCACTGCCATCGTCCCACGGTCGCGCTGGAATTGGAGGCATCTCTATTGCAGGTCCGCCATCGTCGATTGCTGCCATTTCTAGACTCCCGCCAATTGCAGTGCTGTTCCGCGAATCGTCGACACGAGCAACAACGCCTCGTCAACCCATTGCAGTGTGATTTTTGCGACCTCGCTGGTTTCCGGAGTGTCGCCAGGCTTCAGGTTCGTGAACCATAATTCGCGCGGCGATGAGGCATTGATTGGCATCTTTTTCAGCGACTCAAATTCATCCCACGGCAGATGGCATGCGTGCGCCATTGTGCCAGCGAGACACGCACATTCACCGCTGTAAGTCGAGCCGTCGATTTTGCCGTCAACGATGGCCTGCCTGAGAAATGGAATCTCATCGGGCAATTGCAGGATTGCCAGTATCAGGTCTTGGCGAATGTGATCGAGGTTGGCTCCGTCGAGGTTGGCTCCGTAGAGGTTGGCTCCGTCGAGGTTGGCTCCGTAGAGGTTGGCTCCGTAGAGGTTGGCTCCGTAGAGGTTGGCTCGCGTGAGGTTGGCTCCGTAGAGGTTGGCTCCGTCGAGGTTGGCTCCGTAGAGGTTGGCTCCGTAGAGGTTGGCTCCGTAGAGGTTGGCTCCGTCGAGGTTGGCTCCGTAGAGGTTGGCTCCGTAGAGGTTGGCTCGCGTGAGGTTGGCTCGCGTGAGGTTGGCTCGCGTGAGGTTGGCTCGCGTGAGGTTGGCTCGCGTGAGGTTGGCTCCGTAGAGGTTGGCTCGCGTGAGGTTGGCTCCGTCCTTCACTGCCTTTTGCACCGCAGCAGAAACGTCGGTCAGATCAGATCGATAGAGGACTGCATTGGTCCAGCGATTGAGAATCTCGATGCTCATGTTTCGTCTCCTTGTTGATTGATAATTGCTGCCATTTCGGCTCCGGGGTTGGGGTTGGTCATTCGTCCCGCCACATTCGTTCGCGCCGGGCTCGTTTCTCTTCCCATGTCGGATTCTTCGTTTTGACGCTGGGAACGGCCCAGATCAGGCACTTGTCCGGTGCAAAATCAAACTCGAACATGATCGCTTCGAAGCCGTATTTCGCGCCGATACTAACCATCAATTGCATCGCCTCTTCTCGACTGGCCTCGCCCTTCTTGAGTCGCTTTTGGATGTCGTCCAGGGCGTTGTTGTCGGCGAGACTGATCTCGAACCGCTTCTTCTTTAGCGACCTCATCTGATACGTCCTTTGGCACCGAGAATTCGGGAATCAGTCCGGCGGTCTTTGGCTTGTATTCGATGGCCTGCGGCGCCTGCTTGTTGTTCAACGGGACGTACTCAAGGTGCTTCGCAATCGGGTGTTCAGGCAGTCCCGAGTGAATCTCGACCGTCTCCGGGGACGGGAGGCCGCGGCTGCGGTTCTCACGCTCCGCGATACCCGGCAATGGCGAGGCATCCCCTTGACCTGTCTTGGCGATCACCAGATACGCCTGAATGAAATGCTTCTCCGCCCACACCATCTCTTCCGAGGACAAGCCGCACAGCTTTTCCCATGTCCAGCGAGTTCTGATCGCCGCATTGATGATCCGATCCTGAAAGTTGATCGTCCGCATCGACCCGAAACAGCGGATCTGTTTCCGCACACTCGTCCAGGCTTTCGCTGCTCGCTCGGCGTCGTTCAAGACCGGTGCGAATTTGCGAAGTGCTGCTGGTGATGGGTAGTCCGTGCATTCCCGATTGAAGCGGTCTACGGCGACCTGGACGTCGCTCACCTTCAGGTCGATCAGGGCATCGATCCAGCTTTTCAGTTGGTCTGCGGTCAACTTAATGTTGCGCAGGCCGAAGAACGATTCCAGTATTTTTCGCAGATCCGCTTTGCGCTGCGTAATCGAGTCAGAACGGGACATCTGATTCATCGATCACCTCCCTGGGCGGATCTTCCGGCCCGAACACCGCGTCGAAGGCGGCCTTGTTGTGTTCCGTCACGGTCGGCTTCTGGTACGCACCTCGGGAGACCGGCGTCCGGCGTTCCTTGGCGGACTTCTCCCAGGTGATGACCGCGGCCTTCCAGTCCTTCATCGGGTTCTTGCCGACCTTCCAGCCGTTGGACTGGTAGTGGCTGACGAACGCCTCGGCATCGACTTCGTTGTTCCGCTCGGCACAGTACCGGGCGACTTCTTCGACCGTGGGGGGCGTGAACTTCTTCTGCGGCGTCGTGACTGTTTTCGGCGGCCGAATCTTCCAGAGCCAGCTTTGCAGTTGATCGGCGATCAGTTCCTGTTCGTCGGGCTCCGCGTTGCGAAAGCACTCTTTTTCGAGTGTGAACAGATCGTTGATGAGTCGTGAGCAGTTCCAGACGGGCCTAGGCGGGGGTGACTCACCGGAGTTGCGTGATTCAGCCGGCTCGTCCTCTCCCCCGCTCCCTTCCCGATGTTCCTGCTTAGCACGCACAGGCGATCGATCGGTCTGGGACTCAACACCACCGGGAATAGTTTCTGTCGGGGCGACGGCTCGTTTTTTGGTCGTCACCACCGGGTTATTTTCTGGGGCCTGAGACTCTGTCGATTGCGTCTCATCGGCCGGCTCGGACAGGTCTTCGCCGTGCTGGGCGCGACGCCAGGCCTTCATTTCGGCGACCGTGGCGTCGTTCTCACTAGCCCAATCGAGACACGCAACAGCGTCATCCCAATGGAGTGCTGTGCTGAAGTGGAACCATTTGAGGTTATAAAAATTTCTATAACGCTCTCCAAACTTTTCGTAGATGCGACGTGCGATGTTGACTTCGGGTTGACTGAATCCAACCAGAGTTCCGAAATCTGCATCGGTTCGACCTTTGGCATATTTCTGGGTCCATCGAAACGCACATTCTCCGATTGTCCAATTACATGACGACAGTGATGCCTGCGCCCGCTCAATGAGCTGTTCTTCGGTCTCTTCGGCCTGCTGGACGATGGCGGGCGGGTTGGCGTTAAATAGTTTCACTGTGGCAGCGCTCCGTTGCTCGGTCCGTTGACGATCAGGATTTCAGGGGCCTGCTTCGGCCTGGCTCCCCTTCCGTTCTGGGCGTGAAGGTGTTTCTGGCGGTAGCACTCAACGAACGTCCAGCCGTCGTAGAGTTCGCGGATCCGCTGGCAGTCGTAGTAGCTGACGACAACTCTGGCTTTCCGGTACCCGCGAAGGACTTCTGCTAAGCGGGTGTGATCGTCGCCAAACATGCCGTCGCTGTGATCGAACTCGTGCAGGTACTTTCCGCCGCGCCCGTTCTTAATTGCGCCTTTTGATCTCGTGATCGCGTGGTACGGCGGATCCGCGTAGATTGCGGTCCCTGTACAGTCCTCGAAGCGGTCAATGATCTTGAACGCATCCCGTTGCAGGATGACGACATTCTTCAGGCGATTGTGCCAAGCGGGAAGAGATTCAAGAGCGTTGCGAAATCGGACGGTTGGGGATCCGCCGTTCTTTGTCCAACGCACCGCAATCTGATAATCGAGACGAGCGGTACCCGCTGTTCCATTGCGACCCATCCACGACGCGAGGAAGTACCAGTAGGCCCGTTCGCGGTTGTTTCCGCAGTTGTCCACTTCGGGTGGCTGTTCATCAAAGTACGCTCGAGCATCATTCAGCAGTCCCTCACTAAAGAGAGTTCGCTGACATCGGTCATAGAGCCAGACCGCATCATGTTCGTTCTGCAGACATCCGGCCAGATTCACAAGATCGCCGTGCAGGTCGTTGACGGTCTCTTTCTGGCTGGGCTCCTTCGCGAACAGCACGGCCATTGATCCGCAGAACGGCTCGAAATACTGGGTATGCTTTCCCAGTTCGTGGACAACCAGCGGAGCCATCGTCCGTTTACCTCCAAACCAGGGTGCGATGGCTTTAATCTTCATGTCCTTTGTCACCGGAACCGCCTCCGCTGCGACTGATGTTTCTGCTGTCGTTCCCGCTTCTCCAGGCTGCGGTCAGACCGGTTATCGAGTGCGGTTTCCCGGTCGAGTTCAAACACCGCCGAGCAGTTGTTGCAGCTATAAGTGTTCGGCTCAATCTCCTTCGTGGAGACGCGTCCGCAACGCGGGCAGTACGGCTTCAGGTCGACCGTTTTGTTGCGGTTTTTCGCGTTCTCCAGCGGGGCTCCGCAACCCAGGCAGTGCGTCCCGTTGTGCGGTCGCTTCCCGTTGCAGAACCGGCAGTTGAAGGTCTTGTCTTCCGTCATGAGTGAACTGCTTCCTTTCTGTTCAGCAAGCCTTCCGCAACGTCACAGAGCGAGGCCACCAACTCCAGGTAGGCTGCGTCTGTATCGAGGACTCGACGCTTCACCAGTGCGAAACCGCCGAGATCTTCAATGAGTTGTTTCAAGGCGAAGACCAGTCGATCCCAGTCTTCGGGCTCGCCCCCTTCGACGTTGCGCGCGCTGGCAATGAATTGGGCCGGGTTACGAATCATGTTTTCTTTGGCCCTTCTCCTCGCTGAATGTTGTCCCATAGTTCCTGTCGCCAGAACTTAATCTCGGGGTCGCTAGCAAAGCCCAGCAGGGCTCTGTTCAGGCCGTGTTCTGATCGCACATCAACGAGCATTACGCTGCCGATTTCCTTGCCGTTCTGAACGATCACAACCTTTTCATCCATAAATCTCGAAAGAATTAACACGCTTAAGTCCTTCCAATTACAAACACTGCACCTTCTGTTTACTCGACCCCGCGGACTTCGAACTTGGCATCCTCTTCCTGGGACGCTTCCGCCGTCAGAATGGCGACATTCCGTTCGACCGCCTTCGCCTCGATCTTCATGCGGTTGTCGTGGTCCAACCCTTCGAAGACTTCCTGGCTGATGACCAGAATCCCGTGTTCGCCGACGTGGTCCGCCGCGATGTCGATGGCGATGGCGCCGCGTTCGCCGGCCGAGAGTTCGTGATACGGCGTCGACTTGCCTCGGTCGGTTTCAGTCACCAGCCGGGCTGATTTCCCGTCGGACTCGATCCGCAGCAGATTGCTGTGAATGGCGTTGCTGAGAACTTCGTCCGTCGCTCGACCGGCGTCCCGGAGTCGACCAGCGCGGTCCCGTGCCTTCGAAGCCAGCGTGCGGTGTTCTGCCGCTTTCTCCGAAGTCTTGATCGCCTGGCGGATGACGGCCCCCTGCTCGACCTGTTGGCGGGCGGTATCGACGACTGCTTGGGCCTCGACGATCGCTTGATCTTCGACGGGCGACAGAGCCTTGAAGTCATCGACCAGCTTCGTCGAGAGATCAATCGCCGACTGACGGGTGCCCTGCGACCGAATTCGTTCATGCAGCACGTCAATTCGGGAGACCACCTCGCCCCGCTTCTTCTTCCATTCCGCGAGTCGACTTTCTGTCTTTTTGATCGCCTCATCGACGGAATCGCGGGCAGCCAGCGCCGCCTCATATTCCTTCGTTGCCTCTTCCAGAGGCTGCGTTTCTTCACTCAGCAGTTTGTCGAGCTGCTGCTGGGCGGTGTCAGCGGTCAGCTTTGCTCGCTGGTATTCCTGCTGTGACGAATGCAGCCGCGTGAGAATGTCTCGGGCCGAGTCGTATTCCTTCGCAAGTTCTGCCGCGTCGCTGGGGGCGCTGAGATCCAGATCCTCGGGAACACCCATCCCGTTGGCGTGCCCTTCCTCACGCTCCGCTTCCGCTTCCGCCTGACGAGCCGCGGAGTCGTAATCCGCCTTGATCCGCCGGGCCATTTCGACCAGGTCTTCCGTCTTGACCGACTCGGGGTCGACGATCTTGTTCCAGTCTTCGAACGCCTGATGCTTCTGAAACAACGTGGCGTCGGCCTTCACTCCGGTCAGGTAGACCAGGGCCTTGATGCGGGCTGCGTCGGCCGCCGCCGGCGACTTCAGGCGGGGATCGATCAGGGCTCCGATATCCAGTCGCCCTTCGAGGTGTTCGACCTGCACTTCCCCGGTGTGTCGACAGGTTCCCCCGAGAGTGATCTTCGCTCCGAAGGCATCGACGACACCCCGTTTTGTCTGATCCCGCAGGGGGACTTTGCCGGAGCCTTTGAGGGCGGTCGAAACCGCTTCCAGGGCCAGAGACTTACCGCTTCCGTTGGGGGCGACCAGTCGGGTGATGCCGCTGGGCCGGACATTGATCTCCATGCGGGGAATGGGACCGACGTTTTCGAGAATCACCGTGCGTGGGGCCGCCGCCTTCGTTGTCTTCGCTGCTTTCGTAGCCATCGTTACGTTCCGAGAAAAAAGGGAGAGGGTGCGTGTCGTCAGGGAGAAATGGCGAGGCCGGTTTACTGGCCGTCTGCCTCGAACTGGTCGAAGGCCGCTTCGATCTTCTCGGCCAGGGCCGCTTTCTGGGCGTCGTTCAGATCGGAGGCGTCGATTTTCCGCTGCAGGGTGAGGATCTGTGTCTTGTTCGTGAGGTTCATGACCTCCTCTTCGAGAGCCGGGAAATCGGTCCCGAGCGTCTGCTGCTTGCCGGGCTTTTTCGTCGTGGTCTTCTGGGTTTCCGGCTGGACCGCCGGTTCCTGTTCGGCGGTCTTCGCCCCCTTCTTTGAGGCAGACTCCGTGGCCTTGTCCGTGCGGGACTTTCCAGCTGCAGCTTCGGCGGCAATGGCCTTTTGGCTGGGATACAGGTTCTCGATGGTGTCGATCCCTTCGTGCAGCGCGAGGGCATCGCTTCGCATGACGACCAGGTCTTCGATGGTCAGAGCAGCAATGGTTGGGCGACCGAACTTCCCCAGCACCAAGTCGACCGGAACACCGTTCTGCGCGAGGCGTTCAACAGAGAGCCGTGCGATCTCCGCATGCCCCTTCTTCTCGATCGCCTTCTTGATGAGTTCGATCACGTTCTCTTTCGCGGCGTCGATCCCTTTGTCGGCGAGCCACTTCGGCAGCGCGTTCAGCACGACGTTACGGATGGCTTTCGACTGGCCGATTTGGAAGCGGATGTCGGCCTTGCGGAACTCGTCATGCTTGCCGTAGACGATGGAGTTCTTCGACTGGCGAAACTGCCGCATCAGCGTGAAACCGGTTTCGAGATCGACGAAAGCGGCGGTGAAGATCCAGGCGTCTGACACTTCTTGGACCGGCTGCATTTCGACGGCACAGTTCCCCCATGTGCGCACCAGAGCCATTGCGAGGTCGATGCTGGCCCCTTCGATCTTTTCTTTCCCGGCTCCCCAGCCGTAGAAGAACCGCTCGCCCGCCATGCCCGCCTCGGTAAGGAAGGTTTTTTCGATGCTGGGCAGGACACGGGGGCGCTGCACCGTCATCGCCGTCGCGTAGGACGTCTTGATCTGCTGCATCGGGACTCCAGCCGCCGCCGGCAGTCCGCCTTCGTAAACCTTCAGTTCGCTGTCAGTCGTCATCGTGTCATTCCTAAAAGGGTGGGTACTTGAAAAATCCCGTCCGTTCACAGTGGCTGATAAAACTCGAACGAACGGGGAGGAAAACATGCGTCCTTCAGTTCAAGTCGTGACCTTTCAGCGAGTGGCCTGGGTGTTGAGTCGCGGACGCAGGTCTTCGCATCCGGCACTGCCCGATGGGGCGAGTGATTCAGGGGTGTGGAGCGATTGCTTTCTCAGGGTTCATTGCGAAATACGCTTGGTCGTATTCGCGGTAGTTGTCCCAATTGATGCAGCACAGGCGACTCCATGCGGCGTCGAAGCATTTGAATCGACACTCGCTCAGAAATCGGCCTGCGTAACCCATCGGGTGGATATCCGCGTCGGGATACTTGAACACCGATTCGTTCGGGTAGGCTTGCCGAATGAGTACGAGCATCGCGGACTTAGCCGACTGGCACGCTGTCTTGTCTCGCTGAATCCAGCAGCCGTGCGTAATGCTGGGTTTCTCTCCCAGTGGAGCCATTGCATTGAATACGCTGACATCGAGTTTGTCGTAGGTGCGACACTCTTCTTCAGTCGAGAACCGGCTGCCGTCGGCTGCTTCATAGAGGGTGATCGTCTTCATACTGTCGCTCGGTTAGTGTGTGTGTTTCAAAAAGCCGCCGGGCTGTGCGGGCCAGCTTTGCCCGGCGGCTTCACCAACGGTGTCCGGACCGCTGGTGACTTCAGCAACCCAGATGAGCCGGGTCGTAATATTCGGGGTGTTGCAGATGCACAGACTGCGACAGCCGTTCGAGCATGCAGTCAGCCAACAGGATCGCGCGACGGCAGATGAAATCGGGCCAGTGGACATCGGAGACGAACTGCTCCTCAATGATCCCCAATTCCCGAGCGACCGTGGACCTTGCCACGTTGTTGTTCGGGCAACAGTAGGGCACCAGATGCACAGCCAGATACTCCCGCTTCGTCAGGCCATCGGCACCATTTGTTTGTCCGTAGAGAGCGGGAAACGCTGGCATCTCACTGTTCATCTTCGCGTCCAAGGCATTCTCCTGTTGAAGTAAAACGACCCTTCGCTCCGTTCACGTTTGCCAGCAGGTCCGGGATGGGTCCACCCGCACCTGGGAAAGTTCGTCGCGCTGGCGTTACTCAGCAGCGACTACCGCTTTGATCTCCGGACGGAACAGCCTTCGAGATCCGAGCGGGACCTACCTACTTCCCTTTGACTCGCAGCAGTCGCACACTGCCCTTGCGGCCGACCTGACCGATGCGTGCGGCCAATTCGTCGACCTGCTTTTGAGTGACGAGCGAGTCTTTGACGGTGATCCGATTCACCCGAATGTCCGACTCACTGAAAGTCGCCAGTTCGTGCATGCCGATCGCGTCGAGTAATGCGTTGGTGATCTCGTCCTTGCGATCTTCCAGGGCCTTCAATTGCAGGCTGATCTCTTCCCGCTCCAGCCAGGCATTCTTCAGGTCGAGGCCCAGTTCGATCTTCGAACCCACAACACAGCCGTACATCGACGTCAGCAGCTTGCGCGTCCCAGCGTGCGTGTAGTCCGGCGGCGGGGGATCACCGTTGACGATCCGTTCAGCCAGTTCCTTCTCGGCCTCGATGATCGTCGCGATCAGTTCGTCGCTGCGGGGGACCGTGTAGATCCGCAGTCGGTTATCCGTGAAGACTGGCACATCCGCCCGTTCGGTTCCCATCACGGCCATCTGGTGCTGGCACTGATACAGCACCGTCAACGGCACCTGATCGGTCCCATCCTCGCCGTACTTCGAATCGTCGGTCCCCGTCTTGTCGAACATCCGGTAGCCGGCGTTCTTTGACTCGACCGTCCACTCTTCCGGTTCCGGTTCAGTGCGGTAGCCGCGTCCGTCCTGGGTCGCCCCCATCCACCAGTGGTTCGGGTGGAAATACATCGTCGAGTTCGGCTCGACCTGACACTTCATCTTCTTGGAGTACAGCCGCAGCACATACGGCTCGATCTCCAGCCCGTTTGACATCCGCTCCTTCTGTTCCTCGCTCGGCTCGAACGGCGGCAGTTCACCGCGGGCTTCCATGTAGCCCTGCAGGGTGGAGCAGTGCGGGTCGACGCCGCAGGCCATTGCTGACCGACTGGCACCGATGATCACCGGGCGCGGGCTGCGGTTCTGATTGAAGAATCGCAGGCTATTCCACTCCTCGCTGTGAGCTTCCGGGCCTTTGATCGGAGCCGGACCGGAGGGCCTTCTCACGCGTGACTGTTGGGATGCTCCCATAATTCTTTCCGTGGGTTGGTGAGTGTGAATCGAGTTCCATGCGGCGAATCGCAAGGTCTCCAGGGGCGTCGAATCCGAGCCGGACTCGGTTGCGTCCGACCTGAATGACCGTGATGACGATCCCCTCGCCGATGAGGATGCTTTCGCCCGCTTTGCGTGTGAGAACCAGCATCATGCGTCTCCTGTAAAAACCATCCTTGGGGCCCTCTATGGCCCGGCCGGAAGCCGTTCCGACCGCATCCCTTGCTCGCCCGAATTGGGCGTCCTGTTCACTCCGTCAAGTCATCAATGACGTGCGTCGGTGGATTCAATGCAACCTGCAGGTCATACGTCGCCCGCAACAGGTCGATTGCGGCATCGAGGTCCATATGAACCATTCGCAACAGATGGGCCGCACGCATGAGATCGAGGGTGTTGAACTGGGCCGCGATGTCATGCAGCACCGGAGCCCCGTTAGTGTGCCGGTCGATCTTGGATTCCGTGGATGTGACTGGCATCGGCGCGTACCTTCATCGCAGAAAAAGTGGTGTGTGGAAAAATGCCCGCTTAAGAAATTGGTGCTTTCGCGACAGGCTTCACTGAGAAGCCAACCCTGACGTCAGGGCCGCTGATTGTGGCTGGCCGTGTCACAGCCCTTTGGACTCAATCAGCTTGTCGCTACTCGCAAGTGGGGGATGCCGGCTCCGCCCCGGCTTCTTCGAGCGTATGAAGCTCGTGAGATTCTCAACCTCCCATCCCCGCTGTTGTTTCTGTTGACCTGTTGAGTGTTTTTGGATTACGAATCCCGCCATCTGCAAAGACTCTGAAACTGTCGATCTTTCTCAAGGGCCCCATTCATGTCTGCCGACCTCGCTGAATTCACGAGTGACCAACTCATCGAGGAACTCATCAACCGAGAGGGTTTCATTGGAATCGTCATCTTCCACAGGGCTCAGTTTCGCAATGTCACGCAACGCCCGCTGGCCTTTGATTCCAATGAGGTCGTGCTGACTAAATCTCCGCCATTGACCCGCGAGGGAGTCGAAGCGTTGCTTGCGACAGGACAGGAGCTTCTCCAATCAATGTTCGGCGGATGA